CGCCCGGCTGCCCCCCCCCCCATGTTGCTGCCGTAGCTCGACGCCGTCAGCGTGGGCAGCATGCCCGACGATGAAAACGCGTGCGCGCTCGTGGGGCGCGCCGCAATCGCCTGCGCTAAGCGGGATCGGTAGAGTTGCGTAGCCGAGCTGTTCCAGCGACTCGCGCACAGCATCCACCCATCGACTCGCCCCGCTCGCCACATTCTCGACCACAACCCATGAAGGCCGGAGTTCGTCGACAACGCGCCGGAACTCAAACCAAAGGCCGCTTCGAGCACCAGCGAGGCCAGCTCGCTTGCCCGCGCTGCTGACGTCTTGGCAAGGGAAGCCGCCGCAAATGAGGTCGACAGCTCGAAGAGACTCTCGCCCGACGGTGCAGACATTTTCGAACCTTTCAACATGCGGCCAGTGCGCCGCAAGAACGGCGCGACACTTCGCGCACTTCTCCACCTGCCAAACCGTGCGGCCGATGCCCGACTGCTCTAGCCCGAGCTCAAGCCCCCCGATGCCGCTGAAGAGCGAGCCGATTGACATCATTCTTCCACCACGCAGGCCTTGCGCACCTCGCGCGCGGTCGCCTCGTTCTTCAGGTAGAGCAGTCCGCAGCGGGAGCACACCGGCCAAGGGATGCGCTTGATGTGCTTAGGCGAGTGAACGCCGACCGAGCGCACGCCGCGCGCTTCCATGAAGGCGCGCGTGTTCTCCACGCGGTACCACTTCTCGGCTACCGCCATAGCCGCTCCGCTTCCGCGCGAGCTTCGACCTCATACCTCGCCGGCCCGAGGTAGAAGACGGCGAGGCAGGCCGCGCTGCCGATCAGCCGGCGCGCACACGATATGCGGGTGCACACAGGGCACGTGCGCTGCCATCCGCACCAGCCGCAGAATCCCGGCTCCATCACTTCACCCGCCGAAGGTAGGAGCGCTCAGACGGGTGCGGCGTGGAGCCGCCCACGGGCGGCGCAGCGCGCTTCGCCCATTGAGAGTCGATGATCGACTGCGCGCTCTTCTCCCAGGCCTGACCCTTACCCTCGCCGTCCGCGATGATCTCGACGGCTGTCCAAGGCACGACGCAGAAGAACGGCTTGCCATGGAACGAGAGCGTGCAGCTCAAGCAGTGCGCCGTCAGCTGCAGGTCGGTTATGGGGAACGGCGCGTTCGCTGGCACCACCACCTGCAAGATGACCGCTTCTTGCCCGAGCAAGTGGTGCGGCAGCTGCACGCCGGTGACGCGCGCGTCAAGGCGCACGTAGACGCTATCGCTGCGGCGCCTCAGCACCATCAACACCGCGGGCTTGCTCGGCTCTTGCATCGTCGGCATCGCTACTTCTCCTTGCGTCGCTTCAGTTCTTCGTTCGCTGTCCGCTGCGCTTCTTGCTGTGTGGCGCCGCTTTCCATCGCGATGGCCACGCGCTCGGCCCACCAGTACGGCACGCGCCGGCCTTCGTACTCGACCAGCTCGTCGAGCTCGCCTGCCACTACGCGCTCTTGCGTCGTTTGCGTGCCGCTGTCTCGAGCGTCGCGATGCGTCTGGCGTCGCGCGCGAAGATGGCGTTCGCCTCCGCCTGGTAGCCTGCGTGCTCATCCTCGAGCCGCTTGATCTCGCGCGCGTGCGCTGCGCGCTCCATCTCTAGCGTCTGCTGCAGACCAAAGGCCTTCTTGTCTGCAGCCAACGCCTTGCGCAGACAGGCTCTGAATCTTCTCTTCAAGCTGACTCATCGTCGTCTCCTGTTACAAGCCGAAGCATCGGCTGCCTTCGATACGGTTTGCCAGTCAGCAGCAAAATCGCCGCGTCGTACACCTCGACGCGTGAGCGAGCTTCGCCGACGTAGTCTTCGCCCTCGGTGCCATCGAGCGCGGCCCACTCTTCACGGTCTACTTCGAGCGTCGCCACGAAGACGCTGAAGTGTTTGTGCTGGCGGATGCGCTCGATGCGCTCACGCAGCTCTGACAGTTCAGTTTCAGAAAGCATCGGTGTCGACCGCCTTGGTACGTCTCGGGCGGGTGCGGTTCAGAGCCTTGATGGCCTTGTCGCAGGTGTCGACGGCTTCGGGCACAGAGGAGAACTCGGGCCCCACCGGATGCGCATCGCTGCCATCGATCGGCCAGCGGTTCGCGAAGACTTTGCCCTCTGGATAGAGGGTCACGGTGAACGTACCGAACGGCGTCGAGCGGTGAAGCTCGAGCATGTCCCACTCGGGAGGCAGGGCGGACTTTTCGTGGCGGAGGTAGGTGAGCAGGCGATAGAGCAGGTTCACTGGGCAGCCTCCATTTCGGCATGGCGAGTTTTGTGGCAGCGAGGGCAGAGCCACGTGACATCGAGCGGCTTCGAGTAGTCTTCGTGGTGGCCGTGGATTTTGCGGCTGGGCCGCCCGCAACGGACGCACGCGTCGGGCCGCACGAGCCGCCCGCGTTTGAGCGCGTTGTGCACGGCCTCGCGCGCGCGGAACTTCGTTGGGTCAACGCTACGCCGGGCCTTCGCAGCAGCGCTCAGCTTCTTGCTATGCCGCCGCGTGTATGCGCTGACGATCTCTCTGAGGCGCTGCGCACCTTCTTCGGTAGCCCGCGCCGCGCGCCCGCGCTCCCTTGCGTCAACGCGCAGCTTGTCGGCGTTGCGCACGCGGTAGCCGCGCTTGTAGCCGAGCACGCGCTCCGCGTTCGCGCGAACCCATGCCCGGTCACGTTCAGGGTTGGCCGCGCGCAACTCTCGCTGACGTTGCGTCCTGCACGCTCGGCACTGACCTTTGCGCCCGTCCGCGTTTTGCGAGTCAGGCGAGAAATCCGTGAGCGCCTTCGGAACGCGGCACGCGGTGCACGTCTTCACGACACAACCCTCGCGGTGCCGTTTTCGACGTGGATGCGCGCATCGCAGAGCGCCTGAACCTCTGGAACGTGCGACACCAGCAAGATTTTGTCGGCACCGATTTGCTTGGCAGCTCGTCTCAGCATTGCCACGTACGCCGCTGACCCTTCAGCGTCTATCGCTGCCGCCGCTTCGTCACGCACTAACGTGCACCCTTGCGTGCCAGCCCGGCGACAAGCGAGCGTGGTGAAGGCAAGCGCGATAGCCTCGCCGATGATCGAGCGCTGACCAGGTGAGAGCGCTTCGACGTCGCTGTCGCGCCCGTGCTGCGTGTCGATGACACGGATGGGCAAGCCTTCGAGCGTGCGCTTGCCATCGGCGCTGAGCCGATCGGTGCGCAACTCGACGGTGTAACGAGGGCCGCTGCAGCTGTGCAGCAGGTCGTTCGCGATGGCGTTGACCTCGGGAAGGCACGCGTCGATCTCCATCGCTTGCAGACCGTCCCGCCCCAGGTCTTGGGCTAGACGCGTCCAGTCAGCGAGCGTTGCTTCGAGGCCGACGAGTTCGCCTTCGAGCCGCTCGCGTTGATGCGCGGTCCTTGCGCCGCGCTCGACGTCGTCTCGTGCCCGCCCTAGCGCTTCGCGCGCAGTGTGCTCAGCGCCTTCAGCAGCCTGCACAGCGCGATCGAGGTCGCGCGTGTCGGGCATGCCCTGGAAGTCGGCTTCGGGAAGCAAGCCCAGTTCGACGCGTGCCGACTGAACCGTCGCGTTTGCCGGGCCGTACGACGCGGTCAGTTCTTCAACGCGCGCTTCGGCCTGCTCGAGCGGCTTCACCTTGGCGAGCAGCGGCTTGAGCGCCTCGCGCTCTCCTTCGAGCGCTGTGACCGTTGCGCGCGCGGCGTTGGCCGCGTTGGCGGAAACCGCCTGGCTCGTGCGCTCGGCCTGCTCGTACGCCTGGAGCTCAGCGTGCTTGGCTTCGAGCACAAGGCGCTCGGCATCCAAGCTGGCTTGCTCGGCTTCCGCCTGCGCGATGTCACCAGCGCGAGCAGCGAGGCGCTCGGCTTGTGACAAGTCGCCGCGCAGACGCGCCGCAGCGCGCTGTTCGGACTCTATCGCGGTTTGCGCTTCAGCGATGCGCACTGGCGCGGCCAGCTGGTCACGCTCAAGCCTGGTGTCATTTACGAGCGCGCCTTCGGCAACGCCGACCGGGTCAGAATCACCCATTGAGATATCGTCAAGAGCGCTGCGCAGCCCAGCGATTCTCACGCCTTGCGCAGACACTAGCAGCGACTGGTCACGAGCCTTTGACTGCTCTAGCTTGACGACAGCTTCCTCGACGTTATGCAGCGCTGTCTTCAGCATGCCGACACGTGACTCAGCTGCTCTGATCGCGGACGCGTCTTTCAATCGCCGCTCGACGCCGGCAGACTGCTCGCGCACCTTGGCCAGGTCGCGCAAGCAACGCTCGGTGGCCGCGCCCGCCTGATGCACAGCCAGATTCACTTCGCGATGCGCGACGTCGGCATCAGCCACCTTGGCCCGCGCAGCTTCGAGCATACCGTCGAGCTGCTTGGCGCTCGCTTCAGCAGCCCGCACCGCGTCGGCCTCGCCCAGCAGCTGGCGGTTATTCGCGAGTCGCCGTTCGATGTCCGCGAGCGCCGTCTCTGCTGCCGCCAGGCGTGCCGCCGCGGCCTTCCGTTGCTCGGCAAGCTCGTAGGCCTTGGCTGCGTCGGAGCTCGCCGCCTTCGCCCGTTCCAGCGCTCGCCGCGCTTCTTTAGCGGCAAGCTCGGCCAAACCGGCTTGCGATGCCGCGATAGCGACATCGCATCGAAGCACGGTGAGATCGACCTCGGGCAGGTCACGCAGACGCGCCCGAGTCAGGTCGACTTCAGCTTGCGCCGCTTTGGCCCGCTCGCGCGCCGACTGCGCCATGGTCTCGAGCCGCTCGATGCCGAGCGCACGCAGCACGACGGCCTTGCGCTCGCTCTCTTTGAGGTCGAGCAAGCCGCGCCGTTCCTGCACAGCGATGGACGAGGTGTAGAGAACAGATGCCGGCGGGAAGTGCGCGGCGACCCATGCGTCGGCCTCGCGTACCTTGGCGCTGGCGATGAGCGGTTCGCCAGCCTCGTTCAAGATCGCGCACTCGCTCTTACCCGAGATACCGTCCACGAGCTGGCGCACGGTGTAGCGCTGGCCGTTGCAGACGGTGACCTCGACGAAGCTGTCGCGAGCAAGCGCGTTGTCTTGCAAGCTGCCGCGCGTGGCGCACTGGCGGAAGAGCGCGCCGGGCAGCAGCTCGAGCAACGTGCTCTTGCCCTCGCCATTGCGGCCCGTGAGCGCGATGAGCTGACCTTCGATCTTGGTGAGGTCGATGTCGACGTCACCCTTGAACGTGGCCATGCCGCGCAGCTTGATCCGTTCAAAGCGCATCGACGCTCTCCAGTTCGTTGGCCTTGCGGAAGAGCTCGCCCGCGCGCTCGGGCTCGGGAGTGGTGCCACGCGCCTTCCACAACGCGGCGAGCTTGTCGGCAGTCGTTGTCGCAAGCGCGACTTCTGGCGCGCGCGCGGAGTTCGTCGGGTTGACGATAGGCTCGACCTTCACTTCGATCGCGCCTGCGGCCAGTAGACCGCGCGCGATCTTGTCGGCTGCTTCGCGCGCCTCATCGCGCCGGTCGGCGTCAACGGTGTAACGGAAACGGACCTCGGCGCCTTCGAGCGTCGCGCGAGCAGGCTCGTCGCCAACGCGCCAGCCTACGCGCGGGTCATCGTCGAACACCTGGCCCCACTCGTCTTCGAGCAGAAGCATCGGCGCGCAAGGCGTCTCGATAAGCTCCCACTCTGTGCAGACGTTGCCGTCGAACGTAGCGAGCACGTAGCATTTGCGCTCGACTTCGCCGAACGTGGTGCGACGGGGGCTGCCGGGATAGACGATCGTCGGTAGGTCACCCGATGGCGAGAGCGTACCTGGCGACCAGTGCTGGCCCTTGTGGATGTGGCCGAGCGCGACGAAGCTGGCATCGGCAAGGTTCAAGTCTTCGACGCCGACCTCGAAGTCGCAGCCCACGAGCGGCTGCCCTACGCTCGTCGTCGATCCACGCACCATCGCGTGCGCCGCTAGGATGCGCGGCCCGTCGAAGATGGCCATGCCCTGGCCGAGACCGCGGATGACGTTGCGCAAGGCATCGGCCGCCACGAGCTCGCCTTCGGCCTGCGACTGCGCGCCGGACATGGCGAGGATGGAAGCCTTCGACGGCCAGGCGAGGCAGCCGATCGCGAAGCCGCCGGTCAGCACGACTTCAGCGCCTTCCACCACATACACCGGGTGCTCGGTCTCGAGCCGAGCGAGCAGCGGCAAGTCGCCGCGTGCCTCGTGATTTCCTTTCACGATAACCACAGGCGCGACCTTGGCGACTTGCTCGAAGAAGTCTGCTGCTGCAGCGCGCTCCTTCGGCGTGCTCTTGCGTTCGTACACATCTCCTGTGTGAATAACGACGTCGACGCCGCGCGCGGCGATGTCCGCGGCGATCCAGCGATGCACGTGCACGCATTCTTCAAACCTGCTGTGCTCGTCAAAATGACTGTCTGCGATGATGGCGGCGCGTCTCATGCGGATTTCTCCTGTGCGTGGTGGCGAAGATGGCAGCGCTTGCAAAGCCACTCGACGTCGAGCCAGTGCTCGGGCGCGTAGCTGTGATGGTGTCCGTAGAGCAGCGCGGTCTCACGGCATCGGTTGCAGACGGCAGGCCTTGTCAGCTGTCCGCGCTTCACGGCGGCGTTGACCGCCTGGCGAGCCTTGTACTTGATTCGGTTGCGTTCGAAGTGGGAACGGTTGTATTCGCTGATGTGTCCGCGCGCGCGATCTTTCCATGCTTGGTTGCGCGCCAGCATCTTCTCGCCGTCGCGCTCGTACTGCGCTGCCTTGCGCAGGCGCGCGCACAGCTTGCACGTCCGATCCAGGCCATCTTTGTTCGACCTGCTTCGGTGGAAAGCGTCAGCCGGCTTCACCAGCTCGCACTTCGGACACGTCTTTTCCATCAGACGCGCTCGGCCTCCCCGGCAGAGCCCCTGTAAAACACAACCTTATGATGCAAGGCTGTCGCTTCCATCTGCGCGAAGTTGCGGTCGAGCCGCAGCGTCGAAGTCTTCGCATCGGCGTGCGCCTTCCGCGCCGTGTCGGTGCCCTTCTCGAGCGCGCTGAACTCGCGCGCGTGCTCTTCGCGGTAGCGCTCGTCGGCCACGATGCGCCGCTCTTCAGCCGCGCGCCACGCCGTGAGCACGCTCAAGAATGTCTGTTCGTCTGCCATGGTGGTCTCCCCCAGGTGAAAATGGATGCCTGTTGGTCAGCGGCGATTCCCGCGCCGTCTTCCGGTCAGGCTCCGGAGCCCGGATGCTCCCTTTGAAACGCTAGGTCTGCCGGGCCAGGGTCTGCGGCTAGTAGCGGCCATCCTTGCGGCCTTGCAGCTCGGCCACGAGCGCCGCGTGCAATGCGCCATCGCGCTCTTCGTCGCGGCTCGTTCCGGCGTTCAACTCTTTGCCGATGCGCTCGGCCCAGTATTCGAGGTCGCGATCCTCGGCGTCTTCGAGGGGCGTGCCCTTGGCCTTGCCGCCAGGAATCTTGAAGCCGCTCGAAGCGTGGCCACCAGACTGCGTGGGCTGCGCCGGCTTCGCCTCGGTCTTAGGCTGTTGTTGCGTCTGCTGCTGCGCAGGCTCCGACGGCGTGCTCGTGTCGAAGGCGTATTCGCCAGAGTCGTCGGTGCCGCGCCCAACGGGGGGCGGCGCTGCAAGCCGCGCAGGGGCAGGCACGGGTTCGGACAGGCCGCCGACCGGCGAGCGCCCGTAGAGTCCCTTCTGCCCGCTCAGGAAGCTCTCGGCGGTCAAGCGCGCGAACTCCCTGCGCAGCTCGGGATCGGCGCTCTGTCCCGTGAACATGATGCGCGCGCACACGAACGGCTTCGCCAGCTCGGCGGTGGTGTAGGACGTCTTGAGGCCGAGCGAGCGGATGGCGCGCAGCTGCGCCTTCGTCTCGGCGTGCTGCTGGATGTGCATGCGCATCTCGCGAATCTGGCCATCGGCCGACTTCTGCTTCGCGGCTTGCTGTTGCTCGAGACCCACGCACGTGGGCGAACCGGGGCGCAGGTCGAGTTCCTTCTCGGCCACGAGCGTCTGCACCTGGCCATCGAATGCACGATAGGTCCCGACGGCGCGCCAGCGCACATAGTAAGGGTCGCTGCCGTCATCGAGCCGCCCGCTCGCGATCGGGTCCCACGAGACGCCGAGTGCCGCCGCGATCTGCTGCAGCTTCGACTTCCCGAGGCCACGCTTCCCGGTCACGTTGTAAGTGTCGTTGTCGACGTCGACGGCCACGAGCGTTAGTGCAACGGCGCAGCCCTCGGGAAGCGCGCCGACCGACGTTGCCGGCGAGACGAGGTTGTATCGCTTGCCGGCTTCTTCGAGCGCCTGTGTTGCCCGCCGGGCGTCGGAGAAGCTCCCTTGCGTTGCGAGTTCAGCCGACTGCCGTTGGATTGCCTGGGTCACTTGGTCTCCTGTTCTGCAGACGTCTTCACGTCTGCGATGAGCGTGTGCACTTCGTCACGCACGAGCTTCAGCATCTCGAGCGCATCGTCATCGCCGCGTGCGGCCTTGGTTGCGAGAGCGCTTGCCTCGTCGGCGAGCATCCCGATCAGCTCCATCGTCTCTTGCACGAGCGATGGCTCGATTCGTGTCCACGTCGCTTTCATCGGGCAAACCTCGCCGTAGTGTCGAGCGTGTAGAGAAACACCGCAGTCTTGCGGTGAACGATGCGCAGGCAGCAGCCGAGCCGGATGCCGCGCTTGGCCGCGCGCTGGACGGCGCGCGTGATGAAACCGTGCGGCTTTGCGTACAGCATCGATGCGTTGATGCGCAGACGCTCGGTGTGCTCGCCGCCCGTGGGCAAGCCGAAGGTGACATCGATAGATGCGCTCTTAGGCATGGGCGCCCCGCGCTTGCAGCTCGAGATCGATGGCGAGCAGCTCGCCGCTCAGCTCTTCCTGAACGGCCTGAGTGTTGGCGCAGAGCACGGACTCGGTGCTGATGCTGGCCATCGCTTCGATGTGGCCTAGCTTCTCGCGCAGCACGTGCCGCCGCTCAGCTTTGAGCAACGCGATGAAGCGCACGCCCCGGCGGTTCAGCTCGCGCTCTAGCTCGCGCAGCTCTTCGTGCCGCGTGTGGTGCCGCATGCGCACGATGCGCACCGCTTCCAACGCGAGCTTGTCGGTCGACTCCCAGCGCAGCAGGAAGTTCGGCAGCGACTGAACGATCAGCGAGGCGACGTAGACAACCAAGAGCGGTGCGACCAAGTGCGCCGCGTCACGGACTTGCGCCGCGATGAGAATGGCGGCTGCCATCGTGAGGTAGAGCCAGGTCACAGCGCGCCTCCCGCGAGGCGACACAGGAACGTGATGAGAGCGAGCGCGCAGAGGTGCTCGTCGATGGTGCGCAGTCGACGCGTGGTCTCCTCGTTGCCGAGGTAGTTGGCGAGACGCTCGCTGTTGCGGCGGTGGCTATCCACGGCTCACCTGCTTCAGCGCGGGCGGCGCGTAGCTGGGGCGCGTGGTGAGTCGCACTGCGACCGGCTTCGGCGTGTAGCCGGCGGCGGCGAGAACGGCGGCCTTACTCTTACGGTGCATGACTTCCCCCGTTGATTTCAGAAATCCAGAACGCGACGTCATTGGTCGCCTTGCGAAAGACCTCGCTCCACGTGCGTCCGCGCCACGCGTAGTGGTTCGTCTCGCCGCCGAGCACCGAGCAACTCAGGTGCAGCGAGTAGCGACCGGTGCCGGAGCGGGCGTGCACGAACGGCGGCCAGTGCAGCTGCACGGCACCTTCGTAGGTCTTGAACGAGTGGCCGTGCTGGGCGGCCTTGCGCAGGCCGGCAAAGACCAGGGTACGGAACGCGTCCACTCTCTTTTCGAGAGTGGCGCGACCGCGCGCTGTCTTCGCCTTGGCAACCATAGCGTCAACGTTATGCCTGCTACGGCATTCGCGTCAAAGCTAAGATTTAGCTTTGACGCTATTGCGTGAGCCGGCTTACTGGCTTCACGAGGGATGGCGGTAGGGAGTCGCCGGGGTTTATCCTGGCTGCACAAGGGGGCCTTGATGAGGCGTGCGTGGCGCGTGCTGCTTGGGGTGATCGCGGTGTTGGTGTTGGCGGCGGCGTTCAGCGCGCGAAATGGCCGCCCTGGACCGTACCGAGGGGAAGACAGGCCTGTCTCGGCGCAGGCGACCCCGACGCGGCCGGCCGCTGCGTCGCGCGCGGTCGACGTTCCGCTCGGCCCGAAGGCGGCGAAGCAAGCGGTTCGACTGGCACGGCTACTGAAGAGCTGCGGCGCTCGGCCAGATGCCGAGATGGAGGCGACGGTCTACGTGAGCCGTCGAGCGCACGACCCCGGCTCGGTGGACGTCAGGGCATGCAGCGACCCGACCTTGGTCGATGAGCGTTCATGCTGGAAAGCGACCTGCGACGTCAGGGCACGGAACGGATTCAACGCGCTGAGGCTGTCGCGGATGACGTTCTTCTTCAAAGACGAACGCGCGTACCTGGCTAAATAGCCCGACGGCGCTTGCGCTGCGCGACCTTGCGCTTCGGCTGCACCCCGGAGTCCTTCACCGCGCTCGCCGGCAAATCTAGCTGCTTGGTTCCGTAGTGCCCGGCCGGCTCCCGAAGAATCAGCTCTATCTTGGCGACCTGCGCATCTTCGTATCCGCGTTCGCGCGCAGCCTGGAGGATGTCCTTTGCGCGCGCATCCAGCGGTTGCGCAGACACCAGCGACGGCTTGACGAGCTCGTCTGAGGACAAGCCCAAAACCGCGCTGATGGTCTGGATGTAGAGGCGCGGGAAAGCCTTCCCTGTAAGCCATTTGCTCACCGTGGGACCAGACGGCGGCGGCCCGCCGCTCGCCAAAGCGATCTCTTGGGCGAACTGCGGCTGAGTCCACCCTCGCTTTTTTATTTCCAGGCGGAGTCGGTCACCGAACTCCTTGTAGTCAATAGCGTCTGCCACAGCTCGCATAGCGTTGCCGCTTATATGGCGCGCGTCAAGGCACAGCCTTGCGGCAACTTTGCGTTGACGCTAATGCCGGTGTGGCGATAACGTTGACGCTATGAGTTCGGACGGTTTCGTAGCGAGGCTTCGGGGTGCTCGCGCTGCGGCAAAGATGACGCAGGCGGCGGCTGCCGCTGACATCGGCGTCCACAGCGTGACCTATGCGAAGTGGGAGACCGGCAAGATGGCGCCGACTCTCGCTCGCGTGCGGAAGGCAGCCGAGGTGCTCGGCGTGCACTTCCCTTGGCTCGCCGATGGCACCGGACCGAAGCGGCTGAGGCGGGCCGCTGAAGTCGAACCAGACGCCAGTCTCCCCGCAGCTTCCTGAACGTCCAAACGTCTCCCGTCCTTTCGACGGCGCGTCTCCCTGCGCGCCGATGGAGTTCTGCATGCTCAAGGTCTTTCTCGCTGGTGCAAGTTCTGAGTTCGAGCGCGTGGCGCATGCCGCGCTTCTACTCGAAGCGTCGGGGCTCATCGAGCTTCCTGACCGTTGGTGGGAGCTCGCCGCAGACGGCGGCTTCAACGACCGTGCCGACCATGAAAACGGCCGAGCGGTGAAGCTCGCGCGCGACCACCTGCGCGCGATTCGCAAGTGCCACGTCTTCTGGCTGCTGTTCCCCGAGAAGCGCTCGTACGGCGCGTTCGTGGAGCTAGGCGCGGCGATCGGCATGCCCGTCGTCGTCACGGGCCAGTACGCGAAGGACACCATCTACACCGCTGCAGCGAGCTTCGTCTCGCCTGATGACCGCATGGGCGCGGTCGAAGTCTTCCGCCTCGCGCGTGAACGCGAGCAGCACCCGCTAGCGATGGTGCCATGAGCCAGCCGCTTTACACCACGGTCGCCGACTTCGGCGAAGAAGCCACCGGCGTGCGTCGCATCGCTCCCAAGCGCATCGACGAGCACGTCAACGACGCCGTCGTGCGTCTCGCCAAGGGCAGACCGGGGCACTGGTGGACGGTCTCGCGCGACGAGTTCGATCAGTGGCGCGGCGTGGCCGTGTGGCCCGGCGGCTGGGCGCTCGTCGCGTTCAAGCCCGACATGTGCGCGGCGCTTCGAGCGCTGCTCGGTCAGCTGCTCGAGATGGAGGATGGACAGTGATTATTACCAAGATCGCCGCAATCATCTTGTGGCTGAGTCTGCTGCCGTCGGGTCGCTATCCGGCGCACATGACAGACCATCCCGCGCAGCGCGCTCGCGTGCTCGCCGAGGTCATCGTGCAGACCGCCGAAGAGCACGGGCTTGACCCGGTCACCATGGTCGCGCTGGCGCGGCACGAGAGCGGCTTCGACCAAGCCGCGGTCAGCGCTGAAGGCGCGTTCGGAATCTTCCAGGCGCACCCGCGGTATTGGGGACGCGAGCTCCTGAAGCGCTGCCTAGGCAATCCGCAAGAGTGTCTGTGGTGGCAGTCGTGGACGGGTGCCGCGGCGTTCGCATTCTACGTCAAGCGCTGCGGTTCAGAGGGGCGCGCTCTTACGGCGTATCGAAGCGGGCGCTGCGGTGCCCCTGGCCCAGAAGCGCTCAAGGTGCTCGCTACGCGCAAGGCGATCCGTCGGAGGATGTCATGAGCTACGAGGCGTTCGTCGCCGGCAAGCTTGTGCACATGGTGCCCACCGGCATCGCCGATGCCGTGTGCAAGTCGAAGCTGAGCTTTCCGTTTCAGAACGACCTCGTGAGCTTCGCGCTGCGCCGCGGGCGCGCCGCCATCTTCGCTGACACGGGCCTCGGCAAGAGCCGCATGCAAGCCGAGTGGGCTTGGCGCGTGGCGAAGCACACAGGCAAGCCCGTGCTCATCTTCGCGCCGCTCGCTGTGGCTACGCAGACGCGCGACGAAGCGCTCAGGGTGCTCATCAGCATCACGGTGGTGAAGGACGGCAGCGAGGTCACGCCGAACGAGCCTGGCGTGTACATCACGAACTACGATCGGCTGCACCTGTTCGACATGAGCGTCTTTGGCGGCGTCGTGCTCGACGAGTCCAGCATCATCAAGCACTACCAGGCCAAGACGTTCCAGGCGCTCTGCATCGCCTGTGCGGACACGGCCTTCAAGCTCTGCTGCACGGCCACGCCGTCGCCGAACGACTACACCGAGCTAGGCACGCACGCCGAGTTCCTTGGCATCTGCACGCGCGCTGAGATGCTCGCCGAGTTCTTCTGCCACGATGGCGGCGAGACGCAGGTGTGGCGTCTCAAAGGCCACGCGCGCCAAGTGTTCTGGAAGTTCGTCGCCAGCTGGGCAGCGCTCGTGCGCTCGCCCGCTGACCTCGGATACGACGCCAGCGCCTACGTGCTTCCCGAGCTGTCGGTCGAGCATCACGTGATCGAGGCTGACCCCGAGTCGGTGCGCGAGAGCGGGCTGCTGTTCGCGATGCCGGCCAAGTCGCTGATGGAGCGGCGCGCGGCGCGCAAGGGTTCGTTGGGTGCACGCGTCGAGCAGTGCGCCGCCATGGTGAACGCGAGCGCCGAACGCTGGATCGTATGGACCGACCTGAACGCCGAGAGCACCGCGCTCACAAAGTCCATCAACGGAGCAGTCGAGGTGACTGGCTCGATGAGCACCGAGGAGAAGGAATCGGCCATCGCTCAGTTCGTCAGCGGCGAAGCGCGCGTGCTCGTCAGCAAGAGTTCGATCTGCGGGTTTGGAATGAACTTCCAGTTCTGCGCACACATGGCTTTCGTCGGCGTCACGGACAGCTACGAGGCCTTCTATCAAGCGGTGCGGCGCATCTGGCGATTCGGTCAGCTGCGAGAGTGCATCGTGCACATCTTCGCGAGCGAGCTCGAAGGCGCCGTCATCGAGAATCTGAAGCGCAAGGAGCGTGACGCTAAGGCCATGGCCGAAGAGTTGTCACGCGAGGCCAGCGAGGCCGTGCGCTCTGCCGTACGCGGCTCGACGCGCGAGACGAACGAGTACGCGCCGCGTGTGCGGATGCGCAGTCCGATCAAGGGAGGCAACAAGGTGAGCATTCTCGACCAAGAGCTAGCTGACAGGTTTGCGGTGTACCAAGGCGACTGCGTCGAGGTGCTCAAGGGGCTGCCTGACAAGAGCGTCGGCTACAGCGTCTTCTCGCCGCCCTTCTCTAGCCTGTACACCTACAGCAACAGCCCGCGCGACATGGGCAACTCGCGTTCGTACGAAGAGTTCTTCGCGCACTTCGGGTTCCTCGTCGACGAGCTGCTGCGCGTGCTCAAGCCCGGCCGGCTCGTCTCGGCGCACTGCATGCAGCTGCCCACGTCGAAGGAACGCGACGGCTACATCGGCCTGCGCAACTTCCGCGATGACCTGATTCGCTCGTTCCAGGCGAAGGGCTTCATCTACCACAGCGAGGTCTGCATCTGGAAAGACCCCGTCACGGCGATGCAGCGTACGAAGGCCATCGGCCTGCTGCACAAGCAGATCAAGAAAGACAGCTCCATCTCGCGTCAGGGCATCGCCGACTACGTGGTCACGATGCGCAAGCCTGACCCGAACGAAGAGCCGATCGCGCACACAGCCGACGAGTTCCCGGTGTCGCTGTGGCAGCGGTACGCATCGCCGGTATGGATGGACATCAACCCGAGCGACACGCTGCAGTATCGCAGCGCGCGCGAGCACGACGACGAGCGGCACATCGCACCGCTGCAGCTGGAAGTCATCCGGCGTTGCATCCAGCTGTGGAGCAACCCGAAGGACACCGTGCTCTCGCCCTTCGCCGGCATCGGCTCTGAAGGGCACGTCGCGCTCGAGCAAGGCCGCCGCTTCATCGGCGCTGAGCTGAAGCGCTCTTACTACGAGCAGGCCGTGAAGAACCTGCACCAGGCCGCCAGCGCGGGCCAACAGACCATGTCGTTTGCGGAAGGGGCAGAGTGATGGAGTTATCGATCGAAAAGAAGGACCTGGCGAAGGTGTTGTCGCGAGCCGTTCCGGCCTGCGCGCCGAAGTCGCCGATGACCATTCTCACGCACGTGAAGCTGAGCGCCGAGAAGAACGGCACGGTGACGGCGTTCGGAACGGACCTCACGCTGAGCGTCACGGCGGCGACAACGGGCGAGGTGAAGAAGCCTGGCGTGTGCTGCGTGTCGGCGCGTCAGTTCTCAGACATCGTGCGCGCCCTCCCCCTCGGCGTGGCCATCAAGCTCGCGGTGAAAGACAACCGCCTCGAGATCAAGTCAGGCAAGTCGCACTTCAAAGTGCCGTGTCTCAGTGCGGATGACTATCCGGTCATCCCGCAGCCCGAGAAGGCGGCGCCACGCTTGCGCGTCCAGTCTGGCCTGCTGGCGAAGCTCATCAGCGGCGCTGCCTACGCACGCGAGTCGGCCGACGAGAGCCGGGCCTTCATCGCCTGCGTGCGCGTCGAGCACAGCGCTGGCGCTCTGAAGTGCGTGGCCACCGATTCGAAGCGGCTGGCGTTTGCATCGGCGAAGGTCGAGCGCGACGGCGACTGGGGCGCCGACCACATCCACGCCCGCGCCATCTCCGACGTCAAGAAGCTGTGCGAGGAGCTCGCCGACTGCCCTGTCGACCTGTCGGTGAATGGCGGCCTCGAAGGCTACATGCACTTCGAATGGGACGGCGTGACGCTCAGCTCGAAGAGCGCCGGCTCGAACTTCGTGCCGTACCAAAACCTGATGCAGCCATACGACGGCGGCAAGAAGGTCGACGTCGCGCCGCGCACCGCGGCCATCGGACGCGAAGAGCTGATCGAGGCGCTCAAACGAGTCTCGCTGGTGGCCGCAGAGCGCGGCGCTTCGGTCCGCTGTGAGCTGCTGCCGGCCGGCTCCATCTTCATCTCGAGCGAGACCGCGTCGAAGGGCGCGGCGGTCGAAGAGGTCGCGCTCGACTCGTTCGAAGGCGACGGCCTTGTCTTCGGTGTGAACCCTCAGTTCTTCGTCGAGGCGCTGCAGACCTTCGCCGACGACACCGTGCTGCTCAAGATGGGCGGCGTACGCGATCCCATGCTCATCGTCGGCGCCGCCGACGAGTCCGCGAGCATGGCTGTCCTGATGCTCTCTTACCTGTGAGGTGTGCTGTGATCTTTCATCTCGTCAAAACGCGTCCATCTGACAATCCGAACCATGAGTGCTTCAAGCCGTACGCGGTCACCGATGACCACGGCAGCGCACTCAACGTCATGGCGTCGATGCCGTGCGACACCGACGATCGCGCGGTGGTGCTCGACGAACTGCGCGCCTCGCGTGACCGGCTCATCACCACCTTCCCTTGGAAGGCCCGCGTCATCCAGCAGCTCATTGACGTGCTGGGAGGCTAACCGGTGTCCCTCGTCGAGCGCATCGAAGACAAGTGCGAGCCGATCCCGGATACCGGGTGCTGGCTCTTCACGGGTCGGCTGAACGACAGCGGCTATCCCATGGTGGGCAACCGCCGGGCTCACCGTGTCGTGCTCGCCGAGAAGCTCAAGCGGCCCTTGCTGCGCAGCGAGCAGGCGTTGCACTCGTGCGACGTGCGCGCGTGCTGCGCGCCTGACCACCTGGCGCCAGGCACGAACCTGGAGAACGTGCGCGACAAGTGCGCCAAGGGCCGTCAGGGGCGCGTGCACGGGCCACGCAAGCTGAAGAGCCTGCGCGAGGCCAATGCCATCCGCCGGGCTCGCGCGTCAGGCGCGTCGGTGGTCGAGATCGCGGACAAGAAGAAGCTCAGCCGGCGTCAGGTGCAACGCATCCTGAAAGGCGAGCGCTGGGCGCCCCGCGCGTGCCGTGAGCCGGCGGCGCTGGAAGCGAGCGCATCATGACCGGCCAGCGCGATAAATGGGCCAGCCTAGCAAGGCATTCGAAGCACTTGCGGCGACTGCAAGCTTTCAAGGCTAGCGCGGCGCCCTACAGCACGGAATATGAGCGTGCCGAAGCGGAAGCTGAGCGGAAGCGTGCAGCACGAGCTTCGCTGCGCTTGATGGTGGCAGCGCAGGCAGCTGACCAAGCTACCGCGAAGCGCGTGCTCAAGGCAGCCAAGAAGGCGCTCGCTCGGCCCGCTAAGACGCCGCGCGCACCGAAGCCTGACCCGCTTGCAGGCGTCGACCTTGAGCGTCTGAGCTTGGCCGGCAGGTCGCTGCGACTGGTCTACGGACCGCCCGCTGGCGACGCCGCAACGCAAGCCGCGGTGCGCTTCGCGAAGGTTATCCACAGCCGAAAGACGCCTGCTCGAGACGCTCTGCTGACCGCTTCGCAGCTCGAAGGCTGCCCGCTGAACGGTCTCGTCGACGCGGTTCTGAGCATGAAGGGAGCCCTGCGCTGATGCCTTGGTACGCCGTCGACGATGGTTTTCCACACCATCCGAAGCTCGAAGAGCTCGAGCACGACTACATCCTGCACGCGCTCTGCGTGGCGGCTTGGACCCTGCTGGGCGCCGACTGCGCAGGCCGTCACACGGGCGGCTTCGTCAGCAAGGCACGCTTCGCCAAGGTACTCGCGTTCTGGCCGGCCAAGGCCCGCGACAAGGCTGCCGCGGCACTCGTTGAGCCTTTGCAGCTGTGGGAAATCGCGGCGGACGGCTGGCAGTTTCACGACTGGGACGACTACCAGCCGAGTGCTGAAGAGTCGAAGGCAGAGAAGAATCTCAAGACCGAGCGCCAGCGCAGGTGGCGTCAGAACAAGAAAGCCGAGTCGCTCGCGCGTCTACATGTAGACGTCTACAGACCGTCTACATTGGCGTCTACACGTGTAGACGGTCAAGCGTCTACACCGGCGTCTACAGGACCGTCTACACAAACGTCTACGGTAGACTCGGGCGCGCGCGCGGCGCGCGATCGGGCGGGCGCGCGCACTCTCCCTCTCCCCTCTCCCCATCTCCCTTCCCCAGCCCCCTCTCTCGCTTCGCTCGAGTCAGACCGGGAGCGCGCGCACCGCGAAGCTGAGTCTCTTGTGCGTGTGGAGTTCGCTCGTCGGTTCGAGCAGACCGGGCAAGGCCTTTGGACGCTTCACGGTGACCCCGCCCTGGCGACGCTCGCCGCTTGGGCATGCTCGATGCCGGGCGAGACGTCGGAGACCGTCACGAGGCTCCTGGACGCCTTCTTCGCTGACCAGTGGGCAGCGTCGCAGCATTTCCCGGTTCGGCACCTTGCGCGCTATCCGCAGAAGTATTTCGCGCCGCGTCAGGCGCCCAAGACCGCACAGCAGGTCGACCCGATAGAGCGCCTCGCTGAGCTGAACGCCAAGCACGAGGAGCTCAAGGGGCTGATCGTCAACGCCGACAACGACGGCGACGTCGCCAAGCGAACCAAGTTCGAGCTGCAGCTCGAAGGCGTACGCGCCGAAATGCGCGCGCTCAAGCAGCGGGGGGGCAACTGATGCCACACCCCGGCTCGTCGAAGCGCTATCCGTTTCGTGGTGGCACAGCCACGGCGCGCGAGATCGCGTCCGCAACCGGGTTGAAGCTGTGCAGCGTCTACACGCGTCTTCGTCAGGGCAACCCGCTCGACAGCGACAAGCGCATCGAGGCGCGGCCACGTATGGACCCCATCGAGCCCCCGATGCGCGATGACAGCGTGCGGTACGAGCACGACATCGAGTGCCGCGTCGCGCGTCTCGTGTGCGGCGGCGAGTGCGAGCAGGAACAGATCGCGCGCTGCTGGGACGTGAGCCACCAGTACATCGAGCAGCTCGAGAAGAGCGCGCTGAAGAAGCTGCGCGCTCAAGCCCGCTGGTGTCGCGAAGCGAGAGCGCTCGTCGAGATGCTCAGCGACATGCGCAGGGAGACCTACGCCGAGCGCACAGAGCGCTTCGCGCAGCCCATCACGCGTCGAACCCAAAGGAAAGCATCATGACCGAGCCACGCAGTCAGACGCTCGTGCTGCCCTATCTGGCGCCCAACCTGAACGACCTCATCCGGGCCACCAACGATGCCAGCTCGCGTCGCGGCGCAGCCCGCTATCGCGCCAAGGTGCTGCGCAAGAAGCCTGTGCCCGGCCGAATGAACGGCGGGCGCGATATGTACACCGAGGTCAAGGCGCAGTGGGCCACGCGCATCTTCGCGCACGTGCTCGAGCAGCACATCCTGCCCTTTCCAGCGGGCGCACACCTCGCGTTCACCATCGTCGAGCCAACCCGTCGCAGGGACCCTGACAACCTCTGCAGCGGCGTCTCGAAGCTGGTGCTCGACGGTCTCGTGAAGTGCCACGTGCTGCCCACAGACGGCTGGGACGGCGTGCTCTCTCTCTCGTTCGCCTGGGAGCAAGGCCCCAGGCCCATGGTCCGCGTGACGCTCAAGGAGGCTGTATGACCCTGTTCTTCATTGGACTCGCCATCGGCGGCCTCATCGGCACGGGAGCGCTCGCGCTCGTCAGCGCAAGCAAGCGGGGCAGCAAGTGAGCCCGAACGTCAAGCGCTGCGCCACCTGCGAAGAGCTCAAGCCGCTCGACTGCTTCGCGCAGCTCGTCGCCAGCGGCAACTACCGCGCGTCATGCATCGAGTGCCGCGGCAAGAAAGTCGCTGCCGATGCCGCCAAGAACTATGCCGACGTCCAGCGTAAGCGCCGTGAGAACGGCCTGAAGCGGCAGAACCAGATCGACCCGGAGATCGCGCGTCGCCTGCGCTCCCACGTCGAAGAGCGCCGCCCCTGCTGCCCAGCATGCGGCCTACGCGCGCCAGCGCAGCAGGACCGCGACAAAGACTGGCCGCTCGCCTGGGGCCACCGCTGTCCTCACCGCGAGCCCTGCCCAGCCTTCAGCGAGCCCGCCCCCCACGTCCCGCGCTGCACGCAGTGCTTCGCGAACCAGCCTGCACAACCATCAACCGAAGTGAGAGCTTGAACATGGCCGCTAAGAGAGACGACATCGACTGGGAGAACGTCGACTGGGACCGGTCGAACGTAGCCATCGCCGCAGAGCTATGCGTGTGCAAGAGAACGGTGGTCACGCGCCGCGTCGCCGCCGGCAGGAGCGAGGTGAACCATAGCGAGCACGGTCTCGCCGCCAATGACCCTCGCCTAGGCACGATGAGCGACATGAAGCTCGCACGGATTCTGGGCTGCCACGAGGTTACCGTAGGCAAGCACCGACGCAGGCTCGGCATCCCCGTGTTCAACGGCTTCAACACCACGGCGATGTTCAAATGAGCGGCCCGAAGAACTGGGCAACGTTCGCGCCCAAGCGTCTACGCATCCTGTCCGAAGACAACACCGAGCGAGCAGTACAACACTGCATCCCGCTTCGAGCGAAGCTCACCGTCTCTGCTTGCGCTCTCCGATGGGCCAAGGCCGACAAGCCACACAGCGCAGGCGACTATCTCGAGACCCCCTATGGCACATGCAAGGGATGCGTAATCGGACGTCGCAACTACGTCGAAGAGTCGGCACGTAGGAGAGAGAGCGAGTCGGTCGAGGTCGAAGAGAGCGAAGCCGAGACCGTCGAAGCTAGGTGAGTACGCACACGCGAGACCCTCAGAAGGCTCGCCGCTCGGTGGCTTTGTCCAGAACGTTGCAAGTAGGTTAGGTGGGGTCATGGCTGGAAGTTCAAAGAAAACGGGCGGGAAGCCAAAACCGAAGGCAGATCGCAAACCGGGGGCGCTCAGCCCGAAGCAACAGCGCTTCGTGGCCGAGTATCTCATCGACCTGAACGGCACGCAGGCGGCTATCCGGGCGGGCTACAGCCGCAAGACCGCGTGCGAGCAGGCTGCCCGTCTGTTAGCAAACGCTAAGGTCGCCGAAGCTGTTGCTGCTGGAAAAGCTGACAGGGGCGAGCGGCTCGAGATTACCGCCGACCGCGTGCTGCAAGAGCTCGCGCTCATCGCGTTCAGCGACCTGTCCGAGAGCCTGCGCGTCGACGTGTACGGGCGCATCCTGGTGAACACGCTCGACGAGCTGCCGCCGCGCGTCAGGCGATGCATCGAGAGCATCAAGCAGGTGACCACCGAGATCCCTGACGGCGAGGGGGGCACCGTCGAGCGCGTGCAGCTGTCGGTCAAGCTGCACAGCAAGGTGGCTGCTCTCGGCATGCTGACCAAGCATCTGGGTCTCGAGGCGCCGAAGAAGCACGAGCACACCATGCGCAGCTGGGCTGACTTCATGGTCGAGCAGGAGTCGAACGGGGCGTGAGCGCACTCGAGCGGCAGGCGGTCATGCGCGCCATGGAGAAGGGCCGGCGCGACCCTGCTTGGTTCTTCCGCCACATCCTCGGGCGCGACCCCTGGGACGGCCAGGTGGCGATAGCAGAGAGCGTGCGCGACAACGCCGAGACGGCCGTGCGCAGCTGCCACGGCATCGGCAAAGACTGGACAGCCGCGGGCATAGCGCTCTGGTTCTGGGCATGCCATCGCCCTAGCCTCGTGCTGACCACAGGGCCGACTGACCGCCAGGTGCGTCACATCCTGTGGGCCGAGTTGGGCAAGGCGCACGCGGCGGCGCGCATGCCGCTCGGCGGGCGCTTGCTGCAGCAAGAGTTGATGATCGACCTGAAGCAGCGCGCTATCGGTTTCACGGCGCCGAGCGGTGACCCCGACAAGTTCCAGGGCTGGCACGAGGAGCACATCCTAGCGATCCTCGACGAGGCCGCGGGCATCGGGTCGGAGATACGCCTCGGCATCGCAGGCTGCCTCACGAGCGGGTTCGCGCGCCTGCTCGAGATAGGCAACCCGACTGACCCATCGTGCGAGTTCGCCAAGAGCTTCAAGACGGCTGGCGTGAGCAAGCTCGGCTTCAGCGCCTTCGACACGCCGAACTTCACCGAGTTCGGGATCACCGAGGATGACATCCGCAAGGGCACCGCGAGCGAGGGGCCTTGGCTCGACAAGATAGCGGGGCGCCCGCTGCCGAGGCCTTACCTGGTGACGCCGGCGTGGGTCGCCTCGCGCTGGCATCGCTGGGGCGAAAGTAGCCCGCACGTGCAGTCGCGTATCCTGGGCAGGTTCCCCGAGAGCGGGGAGGACCAGCTCATCAAGCACAAGTGGATCGAGGCAGCGCAGCGCCGCGAGTGCGTGCCGAGCGAGCGCCCGCGCAACCTGCTCGCGTGCGACGTGGCCCGCTTCGGCAGCGACAACACCATCGTGGGCCACAGGCTCGACGAGCGCTTCCGCATCGGCAAGCGTCGCTGGGGCCAGATCGATACGATGGAGACGAGCGGGCACATCGTGCGTACGCTCGTCGAGACGAAGGCCAGCGAGGTGCGCGTCGACGTGGGGGGCGTAGGCGGCGGCGTGGTCGACCGCTTGGGCGAGCTCGGGAAGCCGGTGGTCGATGTCAACTTCGGCAGCTCACCCGAAGACGGCGAGCGCTTCGTCAACAAGCGTGCCGAGATTTACTGGCACCTGCGCGAGCGCTTCGAGCAGGGGAAGATCGACATCGACGAGAGCGACGAGGACCTCATCGCGCAGCTGGGTACGCTGAAGTGGGGCGTGAATTCGCAGGGGCGAATCCTCATCGAGAGCAAGAAGGAAATGAAGAAGCGGGGGCTGCCGAGCCCCGATGACGCGGACACGTGCGCGATGGCCATGTTCGATGGCGGGCTCGAGCCGAGCGACGTGGAGTCCATCCTCGACACCATGCGGGCGGCCATGGGCGGCGGCTGAAGGCGCTCTGGCAATCGACTGGCGCCCCCTTTATACGCCGGGGCCATGTCCGACGACTTGGCCAATCCGCCCGTAATCGAAGCCATCCACGAGCCGAGCCTGTTCGAGTCGATCGCCATGAAGCTGGACGGCTTCGTGAACCTGATGACGGGGCTTGGCTCGGCGATGTCGGACAAGACGCGCAACGCTGTGCACGCCCCTTGCGGCGAACTCAATCCGGCGTACCTGACCAGCCTGTTCAATGAGAACTGGCTGGCTCGCCGTGGCTGCGCGGCGGTGCCCGGCGAGCTGCTGCGCCCCGGCTACGAGCTGACGTGCGGCGACCCTGAGACGGCCACGGCCGTGCGCATGAAGCACGACGAGCTGCGCACCTCCATCCGCATCAAGGAGGCGATGACGTGGGAGCGCGTGCACGGTGGGTGCGCCGTGCTCATCGCGGTCGATGACGGCATCGAAGATCAGAGCTTGCCGGTCAACCTGAACAACGTGCGGCGCATCGACGGGTTGACCGTCATCGAGCGCGAGCGCTGCAGCGCGGCGTCGTACTACGAGGGCGGGCCGAAGAACGGCAAGCCGTCGCACTGGTACATCCACCCGGTCAACGGAAACAAGGCCGGCTCGCGCGTGCTCGTGCACGAGAGCCGGCTGCTCATCTTCGAAGGCGGCCTCGTCACCGCTGAAGAGCGCATGGCGCGCAACGGCTGGGGCCAGTCGGTGCTGAACATCGTGCACCAGATCATCGCCGATCACGACATGAGCTGGACGGCGTTGTCGCACATGATTCAGAGCGCCAACCTGCCGGTGTGGAAGTTCAAGGACTTCCTGAAGAGCATGCGGTCGAGCGACAAGATGCGCGAGTTCTTCGCGACGCGCATGGCCTACACGCAGAGCACGATGGGGGTGAACCGCGGCATCATGCTGGACTCGGACGGCGAGAGCTTCGAGCGCCTGCCCTCTCAGTTCGCAGGCATCCCCGACTCGATGAAAGTGCTGATGCTGCTCGTGTCGGGCGCGTTCAGCACGCCGGTCATGGTGCTGTACGGGCAGAGCCCGAGCGGGCTGAGCGCGACGGGTGAGCGCGACATGCAGTGGTGGTACGACAGCAACGACGTCGAGCGTTGCGAGAAGGTGAAGCCGGCGCTCGAGTACGTCACGAAGCTCATCTTCCTGAGCAAGGAAGGGCCGACCAGCGGCAAAGAGCCCGAAGAGTGGGACCTGTCCTTCCCCGACTTCGTGCGCCTCACCGACCTCGAACAGGCCGACCTGCGCAACAAGCAGGCGCAGACCGATGCGCTCGAGATGCAGTGGGGCGTGCTCTCACCCGAGGTGGTGCGCAAGAGTCGCCATCGCCCCGAGGGATGGAGCTGGCGCACGCAGATCGAGAGCGCTGATGAGACCGCGCTCAAGCAGCAGCAAGGCGACCCGAACGCCGACCCGGCAGCGAAGCCGGGCGAAGATACCGAGCAGACTGTGCCTGGCCAGGAAGGCGCGCCGACCGACCCGAATGCAGTCGACCCGTCGACCGCGCTCAATGGCGCGCAGGTCAAGTCGATGCAGGAGATCGTCCAGGCCGTGGCGAACAAAGACCTGCCGCGTGACACCGGCGTGGCCATGCTCACGGCGGCGTTCCCGCTCTCGCCCGAGCAGGCCGAGGGCATCATGGGTTCGGTGGGCCGCACGTTCTTCGTCGAGAAGCCGGAGCCGCCGCCCGCGTTCGGTGCACCGCCCAAGCCGGGCCAGGCGCCGCCGCCCAAGCCCGGTGAAGAAAAGCCGGAGCCCGAGGAAGAGACCGAGCCGCCGAAGCCTGAAGACGTCTGATGGCTCTCGCCAAGCGCCCCCTACTCGCCAAGCGCCCCCTACTCCCCTTGCGCGCCCCTCTGCGCCCGCGCCTCGCGCGCGCACCGCGCATGGCCTTCCCTGACGCCGTCGCGCTTGAGTACGCGCGCGAGCTCAAGGCCATCGCCGCCGTGGTCTCGCGCGAGCTGCGCAGCGCCTACATGCCCGCGCTGGCGAGCCTGCTCACGCGCACCGATGGACTGCGGCTCGACGCGGCTGACGACATCAAGAAGCTCTCGCGTCGCGCGCGCAACGCATCGACCAAGGTGACCGAAGACGCGGCGACGCTTGCCGCGCGCACGCTGCGGCGCACGGACACCTTCGTACAGAACCAGCTGCGCGCGCAGTCGACGTCAAGGCTAGGCGTCAACGTGTTCACGGCAGAGCCCGACCTACGGGCCACGCTGAACAGCTTCGTCGAAGAGAACGTGCAGCTGATTCAGAGCCTGGCCACCGACCAGATCGGCGAAGTCGAAGGCATCGCGCGAGACGCGGTCGAGCGAGGCCGGCGGCATGAGACCGTGGCCAAGGAACTGACCGAGCGCTTCGACATCAGCGAGCGTAGGGCCGCGCTCATCGCGCGCGACCAGATCGGCACGGCCAATGCGCAGCTCACGCAGGCTCGACAAGAAGCTGCCGGCGTCGACAAGTACACGTGGCAGACCAGCGACGACGAGCGCGTGCGAGGCAATCCGTCTGGCCTGTACCCGAAGTCTGACCCCTCTCACTACCTGCTGAACGAGCAGGTTTTCAGCTGGGACGACCCGCCCGAGAGCGGCGTCGACGGCGAGCATCAGCACCCAGGCGAGCCTATCAGTTGCAGGTGCTCGGCCATCCCCTATCTCGACGACATCTACGCGAACCTAGCTGCAGGCGGGTCGCTCTAGAGACGGAGTTGCAATGGCACTCGCGTCTCGTTAGACGCCGCGGGCATGCGAAAAACCATGCTGTTTGTAATCGGGCTGGCTCTCGCCGCGTGCGCGGCAGACCCGGTCGAGACACACGAGTCAGGCGAACAGTCGCCAGACGAAAGCCGTATCGTCGGCTACGCACCTAATGGTCTGCCCGTGGTCGACGGCGAGACGATGGCGTTCGACGAGAGCGCGGTGAGTGAGCGCTCGCAAGCCATTACGACAGAGCCGTTCTTCGGTGTCGACGAGTACGGGTGGGGTGTCGCGCCGTGGCGACAGAACAACTGCCTGTTCCGGGCGTCGGCGAGCCAGTCGACCAACTTCGGAACGCAGTACGGCGATCCTGGAGAGGGCACGACTCGGTTCCAGATTCAAAACAGACACGTGGCGCGTGCCCTGTGGCAAAACTCGTCCAGCGGAGCGCTCAACTGGTGGATTCATTTCCCCGCTGGAAGCCCATGCAACGAGGGTCGCTGCACGATATACGTCTGCATCGAAGCAGGCACGCAGTGGCCGCGCTGCGTATCGACTCACGACCCGCGCGGAGCGACGCAGGAGTTTGACGGTGACCCATGGCCCGCAAATGGGTGGAAGACGTTTCTGCTAGCGTACTGGGCTGACTACGGTCCTGGCTTCCCAACGTACACGTATGTCCCATACACCGCTGCCTCCGGGTCGGCCGGCGGCGAGGACCTGTACATCGCGCACACCTGCCTCTGACCCCGTTCTTGCAACGCCGTCGCCGCGCGGTTAGACGCGGCCCCGATGGCACACCCGCTTCTGCAGTTCTTCACGTATGAGCACTTGCCTCCGCGGCTGAAGGCTGTCAGCCAGGCCTTCGCGGTCGAAGCGGGCCGCATCGACGACTGCCCTGGCCCTTGCATCACGGCCGACGTGCTGCCCTTTTTCGAAGGGCTCTACTCGTTCGTCGAGGCATTGCCGGGCAACACCGAGCGCGAAGAGGCGTTGCGCAAGATGCGCGCGGTGCGCTCGTTCGCGCGTGGCTACGGGACCGAAGCGGGCGGCATGGGCAAAGGCGGCGCGCTGCGCTTGCTGCTCGAGGCGAAGGACTGCGCCGTGCGCGCGGTGCTGTTCAAGTGAAGCAGCACCTACGGCTCGACTTCGGCGGCGTGCGCTCGGGCCCGCGCGTGACGTCGCAAGGCTTCCTGAAGCTCGACGGCGTGCTCGGTCGCTGCGGCGTGAACCGCTACACACGCGACGGCAAGGTGGTGCGCGAGCTGCGCTTGCCCGAAGAAGTATTCAGCGCCGAGTCGATGGAGTCCTTCGCGGGCGCGCCTCTCACGTATCTGCATCCGCCTGTGACCGAAGCGTGGCTCACGCGCAAGTCGTGGCGTGACTACGAGATCGGGTCCATCGGCGACACGGTGAAGCGCCTCGACGGCGATTTCATGGGCGGCGTGGTGACCGTGAAGGACGACGCGCGCGTGCAAGAGACCGTAGCCGGCAAACTGCGCGAGCTGTCGCCTGGCTACCGCTGCGTCGAGATGGAGATGAAGCCGGGCGTGCACGAGCTGTATGGCGCGTACGACTGCATCCAGCGCGGCATCATCGGCAACCACGTTGGCTTTGGTCCGCGAGGCTGGGGCCGCCAGGGGCGCGAAGTCGAGGTCAAGCTCGATGGCAGCGACGCGGGACACGTCGGCATCATGCGGCTCGACCAGAGCGAGCTGGGCGAATACCTGCGGATGAAGATCGCGAACAGCGGTCTGACGCTGCTCGAGGTCGCGCAGCGCACGAACATCATCGAACCCATCCACGGCGACCCGTTGAAGTTCAGCGGCAGCACCACGCAGACGTGGATTCTCGAGAGCATCATCGACGGCTGGACGCCGCGCCCGACTGACGCGCAGCTCGAGTCGCTCGCGAAAGTTTTGCAGTTGGAAATCGACGACCTTATACGCCTGCTTCCAGATGGTGAGCGGCGTTTCGATGGTCACTCACACGCACCCGCAACACGGAGCAAGCGCATGGCTGCCAAATCCGAACTGAAGCTCGACGGTCTCACGGTGGAGCTCGAGCAGCGTGACCACGATGTGGTGCGCAAGGCCATCGACGAGCGCGACAAGCAGATCGTCTCTCTCACCGGCGAGAAGAGCGCGCTGCAGGCGAAGCTCGACGGCGTGACCGAGAAGCTCACGCTCGCCGAGAAGGCGCTGACCGAGGCGCCCGCGAAGGTGCGCGCGGAAGTCGAGAGCCGAGTGAAGCTCGAAGCCACGGCGCAGCGCTTCGGCGTGAAGCTCGATGGTCTGACCACGGAGACCGCCATCAAGCAGGCAGTCATCCTGAAGCTCAAGCCCAAGGCCGACCTGACGGGCAAGGACGAGGCGTACATCAACGCGCGCTTCGACAGCGCCGTCGAAGACGCGGGCACGGGCGGGGCGGCTGCCGCCGCCGAGACCAACCCTGGCCTCGCGAAGCTGACGCAGGTTGCTGCGACGCCGACCTCAACCGAGGTGCGTGTCGACGGCGGCAGCACCGACGAGGACCCAGACCCGGAGGCAGCGCGCAAAGCGCGCCTCAAGACCCAAGGCGAGGCCTGGCAGAAGAAGTGACCGCGCTGTCGGTCTGAACGTCTCAGCTCGATCCAAGGAACGCAGGAGAGTCCGCCATGACGCAAGGTCCCTATCAGAATACGTTCGGCTACTCGCGCGACGCAGCTTTCGCGGGTCTTGTCGAGAGCGCCGAGCGCGTCATCTCGCGCATCAACTCGACGCGCAAGCTGTATCAGGTGGTGCTCGGGGCGCATGCCGACGGCATCTACAAGATCTTCATCGACGGCGTGGAGAAGGCGACCTTCACCGCTTCGACGAGCTCGCTCGCGGATATCCGCGACAACCTGCTCGCCGACCTGGTGGCCGACGGCACCATGCACGCCGAGGCGTCGAGCACCGATACGATCCTGATCGAGAAGGAAGAGTACGACGACGGTGACCCCGTCGTTACCACGTCGACCACGGGCTCGACGTTCGTGACCACCTTGCTCGTTCCGCAAGGCCAGGAGATTCCGTTCGGCTGCGGTGTGGTCATGGACCCGCGCGCATCCGCAAGCGGCCGCCAGTGCCGCCTGCCTCGCCTTACGGGCGAGATCAGCGCTCCGACCTTCCTGGGCATCGCCGCGGCGGATACGTCGCGAGCCAAGAACGCAGGCGGCTGGCCGACGCGCAGCTCGGTGAGCATCTTGCGCCGCGGCGCAATCTGGTGCCGCAGCGAGACGGCCATCGTCGAAGGCTCGAACCCCTACTGCCGGTTCGCCGCGGGCGGGCAGCTCGGCATCTTCGGCAACACCGCGGGCAGTTCGGAAGCGGTGCAGCCAAAGGGGCTCATCGCCATCACGGGCGTGAGCGCGGCAGGCATCTTCCTGGCCGAGTTCTCGCCTCAGACCTGATTTCAACCCTGACCCTCACCCGTCAGTCGCGTCGCACAAGGGAGTCCTGACCATGGCACTGAGCTATCGACACATCATCCAAGCGGCGTTCGAGCAGGGCTTGATGCCCGGCCTGCGCCTCGACGCGAACGAGACCGCCAACCTCGACCGCGCCTTCCGCTACACCGAAGCGGAAGTGCAGAAGATCGAGTACGGCGAGCTGACGAGCGCGAAGGACATCCCGCTCGACACTCGCGTGCCGGAGTGGGCGCAGACGGTGCACTACACCGTGCTCGACCAGGTGGGCAAGCTCGAGCCCATCGCCAACTTCGCGGATGACCTGCCGCGCTCCGACGTGGTGCTCGCCGAGGAAGAGATTCCGGTCAAGGCATGGGGCGGCAGCTACATGTACTCGATCGAAGACATCCAGCGCGCGCAGGCGCCCGGTGCCTTCAATCTCGACCTTCAGCGCGCGCTCGCCAACCGCGAGGTGTCGGAAGAGCACACCGACCGCACGGCGTATCTCGGGTACGCGCCCTTCAAGATTCGCGGTCTGCTGACCGACGAGCGCGTCGAGATTCTCACGCCGAACATCGACGGCGGCGACACGCTGTGGGCGGCCAAGATCGCCAACGGCGACAGCGGCATCCTCTCGGTGGCGAAGGACATTGCCGACCTCATCGACAGCGTCTTCGAGGATACGAACGAGATGCACTCGGTGACCGACTGCCTGCTGCCCACCCCGCTCTTCAACCTGTTGAAGAACACGCGCTTCCAGGGCAACAGCGACAAGACGCTGCTCGACTGGATCAAGGGCGTGCACCCGGGCGTCACGTTCGCGAGCCGTGGCCGTCTGAACGCGGCCAACGCTGGCGGCACCGGTGGCCGCATCGTCGCCTACAAGAAGGCGCCCACCGTCCTTCAGCACAAGCTGGCGATGGCCTACCGCACGATGCCGCCACAGGCGAAGAACCTGGCCTTCGTGGTCAACGGCTTCATGCGCACCGCGGGCACGCACATCTACAAGCACAAGTGCGTGAAGTACATGGACGGCGCGAACTGAGCGCTGACCGGTCTCGCACCCTGCGCCTGACGGCGCGCCGACGGTAAACCAGGAGAGCGCCAATGAGCGAAGCGGTGAAGGTCAGAATCAGCAACAGCCGGATGGGGCCACTGCGCCCGCACCCGCGCTGCGCGCTGCGCGAGAAGTCGATGACCGAAGTCGACGCTGCCTTGTACGACGAGTTCAAGGATACCGCGGTGTGGCTGCAGTGGTGCAAGCTCGGCTACGTCGGCGTGCGCGACCCGCGCGCCCGCGGCGTTGCGCCCGCCCCTGCGCCCGAAGGCGGCGGCGAGACCACGCCGGAAGGCGATGAGCAGGACCCGAGCGATGCGCCCACGCAGTCGCTCACGGCGCCTGCGATGTCCCGCGCCGAGCGCAAGGCGGCCCGCAAGGCCGCTGCGCAGGCAGAAGCCGCTGCGCCCGCCCCTGCGCCCGAAGGCGGCGGCGAGACCACGCCGGAGTAATGCGCCGTGGCCGTCGACTCCACGCGCTTCCTGGCCCGCTGGCCGCACTTCGAAGAGGCGCCTGACGCCACCGTCGATGAGGCCATCGCGTCGGCCAAGCTGCGCGTGAACCCGCGCTACTTCGGTGACCGCGCAGACGAGGCTGTCATGCAGCTCGCCGCGCACACCATCGCGCAAGACCCCGGCGGGCAGTTCGCGCGCCTCATCGCGAAGGATGGCTCGACCACATACGGCAAGGCATTCGACCGCCTGTGCGGCGAAGTGCAAGTCGGCGATCGGCTCATCTGATGGCCAAGGGCGGCGTGCGCATCCGCGACAAAGACCGCGGTATGAAGCGTATCCGCAGCGTCCTGCGGCAGGCGCAGATGCGCCGCAAGGTTGTGGTGGTCGGCTGGCTCGATGACGGCAAGGGCGGCGAGGACCATGACGCAGCCGATGGGCTGACCGTCGCGCAGCTCGCCGCGGTGCACGAGTACGGCGCCGAGATAGAGACGACGAACGGCACCATCGTCATTCCCGCGCGCGCCCCCCTGCGCACGACGATGGATGAGCAGCGCGACGCGAACGTCAAGAAGCTGCGCGTGCTGGCCACGGCCGTGCTCGAGGGACGCATCGAGCTGGACAAAGCGCTGAACATCTTCGGCGTGGACATGGTGGGCCAGGTGGTGAAGCGCATCCGCGTCGGTCTGCCGCCCCCGAATGCCCCGAGCACGATCGCACGCAAGGGCAGCTCGAAGCCGCTCATCGACACGGCGCAGCTCGTGCAGTCCGTGCAGCACATCGTGCGCGAGCGGGAGGCCTGATGGACTGGGCAACCATCAAGCCGGGGCTGCTCGCATGGGTCGCTGTGATGACGGGGCTCACGAGCGCCAAGACGTCGAAGCCGATGGTGTACTGGCGCGACCAGCCCGAAGCTCACCGGCCGCCCGTGTACGCGCTGCTGCAGACCTACGCCACCGGATCGAAGGGCTCCGACGGCGTGCGCTACACGGCGACGAAGGACGACGGCACGCCGGCAGAAGAAGGCGACGAGGTCTCCTATCTCGTGCCCGAGACTTTTGGCAACCGGCTCTTCACGCTCAGCGTCGAGTTTAGGTCGCTCGACCAGCAGCACGCCAACCGCGCCGATGTGTACGCCGAGCGCCTGCGCAACCGCATCGTGTGGCCACGCTCGGTCGCAATGCTCAAGGCGTTGAACCTGGCCTTCGTTCGCGCAGCGCCGACGCAAGACATCAGCGGCCTTGTCGATGACCGTCAAGAGTCTCGCTGCGTTCTGGATATCCGGTTCGGCACGGTTATACGCGAGGTCGACAATGCCGCCGAAGGGCGGACAGGATTCTTCGAGCGCGCGGCGCTCGAGACCACATACGAGCACGGCGAAGACGAGATCGTGGTGGGCCCTGAGAGCTACGGGCTGCCGGAAGAGGATGGACCATGAGCTACTTAGACGGCGTATTGAACGTTCAAGTTTCGGCCGTGGCCCGTCCGCTTCGCGCGCGCAGCTTCGCGAAGCCGCTCCTGCTCGCGTACGACCTTCCCTGGGTCGACCTCTACCGCGAGTTCGGCGAAGCCACGGAGCTCGTCACGGCTGGCGTCGCCGTCAGCGACCCGGTCTATCTGATGTTCCAGGCGGTCAAGGCGCAAGAGCCTTCGCCGCCCATCGTCGGCATCGGGCGCCGCACGCGCCCGTTCACGCAGGTCATGTCGCTCGTGCCGGCAGCGGTCGAGACCGGCAAGCGCTACTCGTTCACCGTCGATGGCACGGTGGTCGAATACGTGGCGACCGGCGGCAACACCATCGACGACGTCATCGACGGCTTGATCGTCGACGCGGGCACCATCTCGGGGCTCACGATCGCGGGCAACCCGTCGGCGCCGTTTACAGACCTTCGTCTGACGGGCGCATCGGGCGTGCTGCACAGCTACACCGACCTCGTCAACATGACCGTCGAAGACGTCACTGCTGACCCTGGCAGCGGCGGCGTGGCCGCTGACTTCGCCGCGGTGCTCGCGGTCAATTCGAGCTGGTACGGCGTACTGCTCGACTCGCAGAGCAAGGCAGAGATTCTCGCGCTCGCGCCCGCGGTCGAGACTGCCAAGAAGCGCTTTTGCGCCACGACGGCGGACGGCACAGTCAAGGCTGGCACGGCCAGCAACGTCGCGCTGCAGCTGCAGACGGCGGGCTACGCGCGCACCACGCTGCAGTGGCACCACAAGCCGATGCAGTATTTCGCCGCAGCCATTCTCGGGCGCCAGCTTCCGAAGCAGCCGGGCTCGACCAACGAGGCATGGCAGGCAGCGTTCGCTGGCGTCGACTATTCGACGCTGACCGATGGCGAGTTGACCATCCTCGACACGGCCAACTGCAATCACTACACCGACTTCGCGGGACAAGGCTACGGCGTGCTGCTCTATGGCAAGGCGTCGAGCGGCGTGAAGATCGATGTCACCACGTTCTCCGATTGGATGCGCGTGCGCATGCAAGAGCGGCTCTTCCTGCTCTTCGTCAACGCCGAGAAAATCGGCGCGACGTCGGTTGGCATCCAGCTGATCGCGAACGAGATGCGTGCCCAGTTCAAGGAAGGCGTGCGCGTCGGCGGTCTCTCGCCCGACTTCGAGACCATCTTCGACATTCCCGAGGTCGACGAGATTCCCCTCGCAGACCTGGCAGCCAACACGGCGAGCGGCTTCCGCGCGCGCCACAGACTCGCGGTGTCGATCGACAAGGTCAACCCGATGATTTTCACCCTGACCCTCTGAGGCGCCCATGGCTCATACGTACAACGCAGGCAAGGTAGGGTTCGCTTGGGGCGGCATCGACGTCACGCGCGAGCCGGGCGAAGACGTCTTCATCAAGATCGAGCGCGACGAAGCTCGCTTCACGAAGAAGGTCGGCGTCAAGGGTCGCGCAACGCGCAACCAGTCGAACAACGCTGGCGCGCAGGTGACCGTGACGCTGATGTACACGTCGCGGGAGAACAAGCTGCTGATGGCAGCGCACGCGGCAGATATCCTTGCCGGCAACGGCAGCGGCATCGCGCCGGGCACCATCTTCGATTCGTTGAACAAGGCGGAGCTCCACGCGGCCGAGTCGATGTGGATCGCCGAGACGCCTGACTTCGAGTGGGCCAAAGAGGTCGGCGAGATCGACTGGGTCTTCGACTGCGAAGCGATGACCGACGTGTTCGCGGGCCGCTGAGGCGCGCATAGCAAGGGGACACAATGGCTGAGTCTGTAGTCAACCGGCTCGTGCGGACCAAAGAGATCCGCGGCGAGCAATACTCTATGACGCTGCTCAACACCGAGGCGGGTGAAGAGCCGCTCGTGCGCCTCATCGAGCTGCTCGGCCCGGCGTTCGTCGACACCATCTCGAGCAAGCAGGTGCTCGGGCTCATCGCCGACGCAGCGCGCGCAGACCGGAACATTGATGGCGACTTCATGGTCGAAGTGGCAGCGCCTCTGGCGGAGGCGGCACGGGGCGTCATCGGTCGACTGCAGCGCAACGACTTGAGCTACTTCGCAGGCGTCTTCAAGCCGCTCACGAAGGTTGGCCGGGGCAAGAGCGCGCAAGAACTCGAGACCGTTTATGACGTGCACTTCGCCGGCAAGTATGGCGCGCTGCGCGACTGGCTGGTCTGGTGTTTGATGGAGAACTTCGCCGATTTTTTCGGTGGCGGCGGCGGCATTCTAAACGGGCTGGCCGCCGTGAAAAGCGCAGTCAAGGGGGAGGCGGAAGCGGGCGAGTAAGCAGGCCGGTCCCGCAGCACCTCGCGGGCAGGTGGCTGTTCGTCATGGTGGGCAAGAGCGACCTGTCGGGCGGACTGCATGAGGTGCTCACGTCTTGGACGTATCCCCAGCTCGCGCTCGCGCTCGACACGCTCGACTTCTACGAGGACCTAGAAGACGCCGCCGAGAAGGAAGCTGAGAAGAGAAGGGATCGCCGCAAGTGACCACGGTTCGAGAGCTACTGACGAGCTTCGGCATCGAGTTCGACGACAAGGGCGGCAAGCTCGTCGACGCTCGAGTCGACGGTCTCATCGGCAAGTTCTCGGCGCTCGGCCCCGTCATCAAGACCGCCATCGGCGGCTTCGCCACAGGCCTTGGCCTGGCCGGAGTGAAGAGCTTTCTCGACCACACGGCCGAGATGGGCGCCAACATTCTCGACGTCAGCAACAAGCTCGGCGTGGCGACCGACGAGCTGCAGGAGCTGCGCTATGCAGCAGAGCTGAGCGGCGGCTCCATCGAGCTGATGGACAGCTCGCTGACCAAGCTGTCGCGCTCGATGGCTGAGGCGAAGTCGGGCGGAAAAGAGCAGGCCAAGGCGTTCAAGGAGATCGGCGTCGCCATCAGCGAGGCCAGCGGAGAGACGCGCCCGGCTGGCGACGTGATGGCCGACGTAGCCGACGCCATCCGCTCGATGGATGACCCGACGAAGCGCGTTGGGCTGGCCATGAAAATCTTCGGGCGCGCGGGCGCGCAGCTCATCCCGCTCTTGCGCGAGGGCGGCGACGGCATCCGCAAGATGCGCGACGAGGCGCACGAACTCGGCGCCGTGATGTCGAAGGAACTCATCGAGGCGTCGGACCAGTACGACGATCAGATGGTCCGCGTGCGCAAGACGATGCAGGGGCTGCGCAACACCATCGCCCTGTCGATCATGCCGACGGCGACGCGCCTACTCGAGTGGTTCACCGACAGCGTCAAGGCCGTGCGCAACTACGTGGCTAACAACAAGCTGCTGCGCGCGGGGCTCGAGCTTGTTCGCGACTTGCTGCAGAGCAAGGCCGCTGCATGGCTGCTCGTTGCTGCCGGCCTGTACAAGGCAGTTGGTGCGCTGCGCATCATCCTCCCCTTGCTCGCGCGCATCGCCTGGCCCGTGACGTTGGTGCTCGCGCTTGTGGCAGCCGTCGACGATCTGCACGCGCTCTTCACAGGCGGGAAGTCTTTCATCGGGGCTTGGCTCGATGAGCTGTTCGGCATCGGCACCGCGCAGCTCGTGGTCGATTCGTTCACTGCTGGCTGGGAGATGCTCATCAACGGCATCGCCGACAGCATCGGTGTCGTGGCCGACTGGGCCACGCAGGCCACGCAATGGTTCGGTGAGACCTTCAGCCAAATCCAGGAAGCTGGCGAAGGGCTGATGCTGTGGCTCGAAGACACCTTCGGCGTAGGCTTTGTCGACACGCTGCGCCAGGCGGGCCGCGATGCGATGCAGGCGCTTCTCTACCCGTTCGAGAAAGCGGGCGAGTTGCTCGGCAAGCTGTTTGGCTTCGACGCGCAGGACCTATCGCGCGCGCTCGAAGGCTCGACCTTCAACGAGATGCGCACGCGCCAGCGCACAACGGGGCCAGGAGTAAACGCGCCACTGCTGGCCGGGCCGAGTGCTGGCCAGGCGAACGCCGCCCGCAACCAGGCGCTCCAGGCGTCGGCTACGAGCGCGCCGCGGGCGCGCGCGGGCGCGCGGGTTAGCGTGCGCGCCCCGGTGACGGTCAACGTCAACGGCGCGAAGGACCCGGCGGCGGTAGGCGATGAAGTGGCGCGGCGCCTGCGCGAGCACGACGAGCGCGCGCGCGAAGACGCTTACGAGGCGCTCGACCGCACCGAAGAGGATGACGACTAATGGCGATGACCGCGCTAGTGACTGAGTTCGATAACTTGGTGGGCACCATCGAGTTCGATGCAGTCGTGCGCGAGCAGCATACGCTATCCGCCAAGGCGACCGAGCACGCGATCGAAGGCAACGGCCAGGCGCGCACCGACCACGTGATGCAGATGGGCGATATGCTCGTGCTCGAGTGCATTGCCAGCGACACGCCCGTGCACGCCCCGAAGACGCAGGCGCGCGGCACGCAAGAAGTGACCGTGCAAGGCACCGTCGTTGGCGTAGGCGACCCGCGCTTGCGCCCGTCCTACGCGGGCCCGTTGCTCAGCCTTTTGCCTCACGGCGACAGCGTCATCGACAATGTCTTCTCAGCGAGTGCCACCACGAAGGGATTCGACCCGCCCTTCGAGCGCCGACAAGACGTATGGCGCGAGCTGCGCCGCATGAAGGAAGCCGGCGAGATTATGACCGTGGTCACCTCGCTCGAGGAATACACGAACATGGTGATCGAGGAGGTCAACACCGAGTGCACCGTCAGCAACGGGCGCTCACTCGAGGCGGTCATCACGCTCAAGCGCATCGCCGTCTCCGAGAGCAAGCTCGTCGAGGCGCCCGAGATTCCCAAGAAGGCCACGCCGAAGGGCAGGCAGAACACGACGCCTGACCCGGAGCCCGAGCGGTCGAGCGCGCTCTTCAAGGCAGCCGACAAGGCGGGAGTGTTGCCGCGATGATCTTGGTCATCCCTACCCCGTCCGATGTAGACAGCTTCACGCAGCTGACGTCGCTCGATGGCGCGAGCTTCGAGCTGCGCTTCCGCTGGAACCCGCGCGCCGCTGGCTGGTTCCTCGACGTGTTTGACGCAGGTGGCGAAGCCATCGTGCTAGGCGTGCGCATCGTGGTCTCGTGGCCACTGCTTCGCCGGGTGACGCATGCGGGGCGCCCGGCCGGCGAGATCATGGCCGTTGACACGACGGGCGGCGGCGACCCTGGCCGCGATGACCTCGGCTCGCGCGTGGTGCTGAAGTACTTCGACGCCGCCAGCGTGGCCGAGCTGCGCGGGACCGTCTGACGTGGCTCGGTTCTTTCAGCGTGAGTGCCGGCTTACCGTGGGCACGTTCGAGGTGCGCGGGCTATCGCGCGACCGCGGCACCGTGAATCCCGGCTTGAGCGTGAGCTTCCGCATTGAGCGGACCAAGACGAAGACGCCGAACACGGCAGAGATTCAGGTGCTGAACCTGGCCGACGAGACGCGTCGCCAGCTGCAAGCGCTGAAGCGCGTGCCGGTCAAGCTCGAAGCCGGGTACCGAGACCAGATCGCAACCATCTTTCTCGGCGAGCTGCGCATCATCGAGAGCACGTGGGTCCCGCCCGAGTGGCGCACCGTGGTGCGATCTGGCGATGGCGAGTATGCCGCGCGCGTGGCGCGCATCGACCAAGTCTACGATGGCCGCGTGCGCCTCTCTGAGGCGATTGAAGCGGTAGCCAAGGCCATGCGTGTCGGCATCGGGAACGCGACACTGATGGCCGCCAAGGGGCGCTTCATCGACGGCAGCAACACATTCTTGCAGAGCGCTGTGCTGTCGGGCGCCGCGGCGGATGTGCTCGACGATTTGCTCGAGTCTGCCGGGCTCGAGTGGTCGGTGCAGGACAACGAGCTTCAGGTGCTCGAGCGCGGCCAGCCTATCCGCGGGCAAGATGTGCTGCTTACTCCAGACACGGGGCTCCTGAGCGCGCGCATCGACACGAAGAACGTGGTCACATTCCGCAGCCAGCTGCACCCAGACATCCGCCCCGGCGTGAGCGTGAAGATCGAGGCGAAGAACCTGACCGCGCGCATGCGCGTGGCGGAGGCGGTCTACATCGGCGACACCGCGGCGAACGATTGGTACGTCGACGGCAAGGGCAAGGCGCTATGAGCGAGAGCATTCCGCGTTGGGCAGAGATCGTCGCGCACGCGGTCAAGGTCGACCGCGAGGAGCTGCACACCTCGCTGCCAGGGCGGGTGCGCAGCTACAACGCCACGGCGAAGACGGCGACGATCGAGCTGCAGGTCAAGCGCATATCCCGCAAGCGCGATGGATCGCGTGTCGCCAAGAGCTTCCCGCTGCTGCCCAATGTCCCGGTGGGCCAGCCAGCCGGCGGCGGCTACTTCGTGCACATGCCGGTCGCTGCAGGCGACTTCGTGTGGGTCATGTTCAGCGAGCGCAGCTTCGACTCGTACCGGGGCAAGGCGCGTGTCACAGAGCCGGCCGACCAGCGCTTGCACGATTTGAGCTTCGGCTACGCGCTGCCCGTGTACGACGTGAGCGGCCCGCCGAGCGACGCCGTGGCGAACGCCTTGGTGCTGGGGCGCGTCGGCGGCAAGCATATCGTGGTCGACAGCACGGGCGTAAAGCTTGGCGCGTCGACGGCGGCACAGGCGATCCCGCTGGGTACCATCCAGCGCACCGAGCTGGAAAAGATACTCGCCTTCATCACGGCCATCGACGGCACCCTGAACGTGCCCATCAACGAGCCTGGCAGCGGAGCGCCCTCGGCTTTCCAGGCGGCCCTGATAGCAGCGACGTCAGCGCTTACGCTGCCCACAAACCTGGCCAACACGGTCAGCACCAAGCACAAGATCGACGAGTAGCGCCATTCTTGAAACCGCCGCCCGGTTCCGTTAGACGCGGACCGGTGCAGCTTGCCCTCGCCACCACCGGTGACATCGACGTCAGCACGGGCCGACGTCGCTTCATCACTGGCATCGAAGCGTCGCGCCAGGCCTGGCAGATCGCGATGCGCCTGTTTCGTGGCGAGTGGCACCTGAACCGAGCAGCGGGCTTTCCGTGGACGCAGGTCGTTTTCGTCGAGCGCCCTAGCCTGCTGACCATCCGCGCGAAGTTGCACGAGATGGCGCTCAAGATTCCGGGCATCGTCGAGGTGCTGTCGGTTCACCTCGAAGTGAACGGCTACACGCTCTCGGGCAGCGTGCTCGCGCGCTTTGAGAACGGCGACACCGTGCGCTTCCAGGTGTACGACCCGTCGATTCAGATCGGAGACGTCTGATGCCGTACGGCGTAACCGACGGCGGCTTCGTCCGGAAGACGCTCGACGAGATCAAGACCGACACCGAGCAGCGTCAGCGCGAAGTGTTCGGTGACACGTGGGACGTCGAGCCGACCGCTCCTGACGGCGTGATGAATGGTATCGACGCCAGCCAGAAAGACGAGCTCTGGCAGGGACTCGAAGGCGCGCACGCGAGCGTCGACCCAGACAAGGCTACGGGCGGGTCGCTCGATATCATCGGCGCGCTGCGCGGCATCCCGCGTCTGAAGGCGACCCGCTCCATCGTGCCAGGCACGGCTAACATTGGCGCCGGCATCTCGGTATCCGCGCAGGCGCTCATCGTCAGCGTAGCCAGCAATCCGGCCGCCCGCTTCCGCAACCGCTACGCGTTCACGAACCCAGGCGGCAGCGCAGACGATATCGACGTGACGTGGGAAGCCGTCGACACCGGCCCTACGGTCGCGAACAACGGCACGCTTACCGTCATCGACTCGCCCCTCGCAGGCGTCAACTCGGTGGTGAATGGCGAAGATGCCATCATCGGCAGGCACGTCGAGCAAGACGACGCCTACCGTCTTCGCCAGGAAGACGAAGCAGGGAACGCCGCGGGCGCTGTCTTGGCGGCTATCAAGACCAAGCTACTGAACATCGACGGCGTGCTTCAGGCCATTGTCTACAACAATCGCACCGACGCGACCGTCGACGGCATTCCGCGCAACTCGGTCGAGTGCGTTGTGATGGGCGGCGACGATGACGAGGTCGCGCAAGTGGTCTTCGATTCGGTCGCCGCGGGCATCGGCTTTCACGGCACCGAGACGCTCACGGCCATCGACCCTGAAGGCATCGTGCAGCCTGTGAAGTTCACGCGCCCGACCGAGCTTCTGATGTACCTGCGCATCGACGTGACCGACGTCATCGGCTACGGTGGCGATGCGGCTGTGAAGCAAGCGGTCGCTCTCTACGGCAACGATGTCTTCGACATCAGCGATGACGTCATCCTGTCTCGCTTCTACGCGAGCATCTTCGGAGTGGGCGGCGTGGCCGACGTGACGACGATTCGCATCGGCACCTCGCCGTCGCCGGTCAGCACGGCCAACTTCGTTGTAGGGGCACGAGAGATCGCGCGGTTCGACACCTCGCGCATCGTCGTGAATTCCTGATGCCGGTGGAAGTCATCTTCGAGCCGGCTCTTCTCCCGCCGGAAGACGATGCGTCGACGCCGCTGCCGATGGGCATTGCGCTCGTCGACCACGAAGCCACGGCCTACCGTCGCTTGCCGGTGCAGTTCCGCGAGAAGCCGAACATGCGCGCGCTCGTGCGCTCGCGCAGCCTGGAAGCGCAAGAGATCGAAGTTGTGCTGATGCAGCTCAAGTTGCTGCTCAGCATCGACGCCAGCGAAGGCTACCAACTCGACATCATCGGCAAGCTCGTTGGCCAGCGACGAGACGATCGAGATGACGTGCTCTATCGCGTGTGGCTGAAGGCTCGCGTGCGCCTGCGTCGCGGGCATGGCCGGCCGATCGATGTACTGCAAGTGCTGCGTCTCGCTGCCGGCGTCGGCCCTGACATCGACTATTTCAACACGCCGCCAGCTTGCTTCGTTGTGCGCATGCTCGAGCTGCCGCTCTACTTAGAAGACATGCGCGAGTTGCTCACGCTCTCGACTGCAGCCGGCGTGCGGTCGCTGCTTGTTCACTCAACGCGCCCCATCACCGAAGTGTTCCGTTTCGACACTGGCCCCGGCCTTGACGAAGGCCACCTAGCAGGAGTCCTCGATGTCACTGCCTGACAAATTCCCAGACTGGGATACGAACGGAACCCACATCGTCGAGCCGAGCGCTGGCCAGAAGTCGGACGGCTTCGTGCTCGACGAAGTGCCCACGTCGGCTGGCTTCAACTGGCAGCTGCGCAAGCTCGGGCAATGGACGCGTCACTTGTTCACCGACCAGATAGCGACCTTCATCGGAGCGCTGGCTGACGTCACGGCGCCCGTGCCCGGCGACATCGGCGCGCTCACGCTCACGGATGCCTTCGTGTTGTGGGGCCTAGACTTCCTTGCCTCCGATAAGAACTGGGGCGGGACTCACACGTTCCTGACGCCTGCTTCACTGCGCGCAGCGTCGGAGTTCACGTTCGACCGCTCCATGGGCGCCGTCGAAATGAACGGACGATTCTTCTCGACAGGAGACGTCGCGGTCCAGGCCAACAGCTTGCCCGGCGGGCCGGTCTACATGGCAGGCCAGACGAACGGCGCGTACGTCATCATCGCCCTGAACGGCTTGCTCAAGAATCTGGCGCAGCTGAAGTTCGCGACCGTGCGCGTCAAGCCGGGAACGTCGGGACTTGGTCACGCAATGATCGCAGCGCTTGGCTACACCGACACGTTTGGAGTCGTCCACGATCTGAGCACGGACTACCCGGCCGACGTGTCAGACACCACCACGAACAATCAATCACTGACGCTGACCGCCAACCCTGGCAGCGAGCACACCGTCGACATCTCGACGAACCAATACTACATCTTCTTGCAGCTAGGCGACAATGCTGCGGTCGCTCCAGACCGCATCTACAACGTGCGCGCGAACTGCGCGGACACCTACTTGCTCGACCGCTAAGGCGCCATGCGCGCGCGGATGCGCTCGACCTGCTCGCCTGTCAGCGTCGGCTCAACCGACCATCCTTTGAAGGGCGTGCACTCGGGAAGCTTCAGCTCGCGCTCTGCCTTCGTGCACGCGCGCTCGAGCACGTTGCCTTCGTGCGCGTCGTGCTCTTCGCCGAGCAGCGCGTGACCCAGCTCGTGCGCCACGGCGCGCCACGCGCGCTCCGGTTCAAGCGTGCGACTTAGCCGCAAGTGCGTGTGGCAACCGTCGTAAGAGAGCGTTTCGGCAGCGTGGTCGACGCACCCGTAGGTCACCACGACGGTTCCGCACGGCGGGCTATCCGAGGCCGTCACGCCCTTCAGCACGCCGTTCACGTGCTCGTTCCACCACGCCGCGCCATCGGCCACGCCGAGCGCGTGCTCGTCACTCAGCTCGCTCGAGATGTAGACGTCCAGCGGGGCAGGAGCAGCCTCCCAAGGCAGCGTGTAGTGGCAGGCAGAGAGCATCAGCGCAACGACAGTCAGCACGCGTTTCATGCTTGGATTAATGGGGTAAGCGCTGCGACTTATTAAGAGCGGACGGATACACTTCTGTCGCTAGTGCCGTTTTTGCAACCTGCCAGGTAGCCTGTTAGACGCCGCGGCTATGCCGGGTTCCTTCAGCATCAGGCGCGCACGCTTTTTGAACGCCATCGGCGCGGCCCAGCCGGCTCGGGACGACATCGAGATGGTCGGTGTGAACGTCTCGGACGATCCGGTTACGAAGAAGACGCGGCTAACGATCACGGCCATCAGCACCATCGGGCTGCTCGTCTCCGATTTGGCGACCACGCCGGGCAACGAAGATGGCGAAGTTCGCAACTGCATCGGACGCGACAAGCCCGACGATGGCGGCGGCGGGCCCTTCTACTGGGTAGAAGATGGCAACCTGCTCTATGAAGATAACGGGTGGGGAGTCGTTGCTGCGACGGGCGGTGTATGGAGGCGCCAAGCCGCGGACGGCAACGCCGTCAATATCTGTTGGTTCGGTTGCAAGTGGAACGGAACCGTTGACTGCGGAGTGCTGATCAACGCGTTTTTGACGCAGTGGAAGGCAGACCACGGGATCGCTTCAAGCGTCACGCTCTTCGTCCCGGATATCCAATTCAGCCGGCACCGGGGCAACACCACGAATGGCTCGCCAACGGTCACAGGCGTATCCCCGACTTCGGGGCTATGGATCGGCGCCCGCATATGCGGCGTCGGTATACCCGCGAACACGAGAATCACAAACATCGTTGGCTCGACCGTCACCATGAGCGCGAACGCGACGTCAAGCCCAGGCGCGAAGATCCTGCGCGTGTCCCCCTATGGTTACAAGCTTTCCACGCGTGTCGAGCCGCCCGATCAAATCTTCTCGAAAATTCGAGGCGAGTCTCCGGCGCGCATCAACTCGGTCGGCTTCGGCACAGCGACGTCGACGACTGATCGCGCGGGCCCTGTCTTCGTCTGCGACATCGATGTCGATGGCCTATCCCGCTACCCAGACGTGGCGACGTATCCGTTCGTCGACGTCGAGAGGATTGGCTTTCTCGGGCCTGGATCGCACCTGACCACAGGCATCGGTCTAGACACTTGGTACTTCTCTGAGCACTGCGCGGTGAAGGACGTGCAATGCGTCGGCTTCGCCACGGGGCTCCACCTGCGCGGCTCGGTGCAAATACACGCTATCGAGCGCGTGAAGTGCTACGGCAACGCCGATGGCTGCATCGTTGGCATGGCGGGAGGAACGGCCGAATGCGTTGAAGCCGAGGTGTCAGGTCTACAAGTGCTGTTCAACGAACGCGGCCTGACGCTGCTCAATGCGAAGTCCGTGACGTTTGCTGGTCTGAACTGCCAAGCCAACCAGGACGGCATCATCATCGGCGAGTCTGGCGGAACGCACCGCGTGTCGACGTGTACGTTCGACAATCCATACGGCGAGCAAAATGGCACCGACAACGCTTACTACGTGTCGGGCAAGCACATCACGATGTACGCCGCGACAGCGCCAGGCGCGAACATCACAAACTTGTACTTCAGGCAGATGACGCTGACGGGCATCGGCGGCGGCACTGCCCGGCAGATATCTGTTCCCGGCGCTGCTGTCGTGCAGTTCGACTCATGCGTCACGGGTGGAGCGCTGTCGTTGGGAGCAAACGCAAGTGTCGCGCTAATCGGCGGCGACCACAAAGGCGGGTTCACTGCGATTACGCAGAACACGGTATCCCGTCTAGCCAGGCCATCCAACTCATACGGGTCCGGCGCCAACGCGACGGGAAGCCTCGCGCACGATTGTGGAAACGACGGCGACGAGGCGGACTATGCGGTGACCGGTAACGTGACCGTCCAGGTTCCTTCCAATACCAAGGTCGGAGATCGCGTCAGGTACTCGTTTCGAAACACCGGCACGTTCACGATCGAAACTTCAGGAACGATCAGGACCGCGCTTGGCGCTGGGGCTCTGGACAACACTGGAGCCGCCAACGGCGCGCGGGCGGAACTCGAGATCCACAACGTTGGAAGTAACTGGCACGTGTCTCGTTGGACAGGTTGGATGACCACGTGAAGGCGAGGGCAAGATGAGCGGCAAAGACTTCGGCAAGGTCATCAATCAGAGCGTCGCGGCCACGGTCAACAGCGACTGGCTCGACATGCTCGACATGGACTCGTTTTCCGTTCACGCCGCTTACGGCGCGATCACGGGCGTGCTTCACGTCGAGGTCACTAACGACGTGGACGACGTCGACATGGCGCCCGAGACCGTCAGCGAGATTTCATTCGACGCGCTTGCAGGTGCGGGCAAGCAGGTGATCGAGGTGTCGAATGCGCGCTCGCGCTACTACCGCGTTTGCTACGTGCACGCGAGCGGCACGGGCAAGCTCAAGGCGGTGGTCATCGGGAAGAAGGGGAGCTGACCATGTCTTTCAAAAGCGTGAAGCTTGGCGAAGACAACGTCGACTACTCGGCCGGCGACGCCGCTTCGCTCGCCGCGAAGGTGACTGGTCCCGCATCGGCAACCGACAACGCCGTCGCGCGCTTCGACCTGGCCACGGGCAAACTCGTGCAGAACTCGCTGGTGACTATCGGTGACACCGGCAACGTGTCGCTTCCTGCGTTGGCCACCTTGGACGGTCGAGACGTGTCTGTAGACGGCGCTGCGCTCGACGCTCTTGTTTCTTCCATCCCGTATAAGTGGGTGTGGGCGAACGCAACGGCGCGGCTTGCAACAGCAGCGACGCTGACCGCAGCCGACTTCGGACAGCGCGGGTATCAGACAGACATCCGCTTGCGTTATGAGGTAGTCGTCGGGCTAACCGGTTCTCTCGTATTGGCGCAGCTGCCAGACCCGCTATGCGCACCTGCCCATTTTGCCAATTCGCCGATCGGCGCGGTAGCGCTTGGCTCAAGCAACGGCGCGTTCGGCTTAGCGCTGACTTCTGCCGGAACACAAACAGGGCGAACGGCTGCGCTTGGCACGCTCGCGTCGGAGACGTACCGCAGCGGCATAGCGACAGCAGCAAGCCTAGGCGCTGCGGCAGGACTGCGGACAAGTGTGGGGCTATTCATTGCGCCATACCGCCTCAAGATTCGAGGCGCGATCTCTGCAGTCTCCACCAACTTCCGATGGGCGATGGGCGTCGGCAACAACACCGACTTTGGGGCTAACACCGACCCGGCCGCGGCTCTGCAGTGCTTCTTTATAGGGCGCTCCGTTGCTGGAGACCTTTGTCTTTTCCGTAACGACAGCACAGCAGGCGCTGTGAGCACGACGCTTACTGGGATGAGTTCGAATACCGTCGACACGTTGTATGAGTTCGACATCGCCATGTTCACCGCCGCGCTGTGGGCATACAACGTACGCAATGCGACCACGGGACTTGAGTTGAGCGGAACGTTCACCACGCGCGTCCCTACCACCACCTCATGCAACGTGGCTGGCTGGACGGTCAACAATGGCGCGGATTCCTCGATCACCTCGATCGAGGCGTGCGACCTCTCGTTCTCTCAGTTCCTCACGCGCTAGCCCTCCGGCCAGACTGTAGTCGGGTTTTTGCAACCGCTTTCGCATTCGTTTAGACGCGAATCCGATGCCAAAGCTCGTGGCGGTTCTTGCGCTGGCGCTCATCGGCGGATGCATGGTCGAGTCGACTGACCTGCTCGCTCTGCTGGGCTCTAATCTCCTATTCTTCACGAATGCCGCCGTCTTATGGGGAATCGGCAGGGCTGTGACTTCGCTCGCGCCCGCACCGACCACGCCGCTGTGGAAGCTGTTCCGACGCACGCTGCCATGGCACCCCGTTGCAGCGGGCGCATTCATCGGCTTCACGTGGTCGCACATGCTGCCGGAATCGGCGGGCCATGGCCGCATCGCAGCGGCGATCTACTTCGGCGCGAGCGGCGTGCTCGCGGCCTATGCGCACGATCTCTTCAGGACCTGGCTGAAGCACCGTCCTAAACAGCAATGAGGTGGCTTGTGTTCAATGCCCTTCGAATCAAGGCCTTGCGCCTATGGCTGCGCGTTCGACCATGGCTGATGTGGGCAGGACCCGTGCTGCTCGCGCTGGTGACTGCCGGCCTGCTGCGGCGTCGTGCTCGACCGTCGAAGGCGCCTACGCGCGACGATGAGCATTTGGCCGATGCGCTGAGACCTGGCCTCGAGAAGCGGGCGGCAGCAGCGCGCAAGGAAGCCGAAGAGCATAAGGCCTTTGCCGAGCAGCGCATTCAGGAAGCCAAGGCAAAGAGCGAGCTGATCAAGAAGATGTCACCGAGCGAAGTGCTGCGGGAGTCGGAAGAGTACGTGCGCAAGGTGCGCGCGCGTAACGGAGGCAGCGTACTGCTCGCGTTTCTGTGCGCGCTGAGCTTCCCGCTGAACGCATCCGCGCAGGGCAAGCCGATCGAGGCAGAGTACGAAGGCCTCGCGGGCTGGTGGATTCCAGACGATGTGTGGCGCGCCGCTCTCGCAGACGCCGCCGAACTCGAGCTGCTGCAGAAAGCTCTAGTCGGCTACCAAGCCACCATCGCCGCGCGTGAGCGCGAGGTCTCAGCGCTACGTCAGCAAGTCGAGATGGAGCAGGCGCTAGCGAACCTCACGCAAGTGAAGCTCGACGCAGCCGACCTGAAGCTCGAGCGCGCTGCGCGCTGGTATCGTTCGCCGAAGTTCCTTGTCCCGCTTGGCCTCGTGATAGGGGCCGCCGCCGTCATTGTCCCGTTGGTGGTGGCGCGATGAGCGGCGACAGCGGGAAAGCCACGCCGAGCGACCGCCGGCTGATCGAGCACGTGCTCGAAGGACAGCAGGCGCTAGCCGTCAGCGTATCCGAGTTGCACTTGATCGTGGCCCAGTACCACGGCGAGGCGATGAAGGCGAACGCGCTCACGAAGCAGAGCTGCGACTACCGCGACGAGAAGACTGATGCGCTCGATGGCGAGGTCAAAGCGGCCAGCCATCGACTCGCCACGCTCGAACGAAAGCTCGTGGTCATCAACACGGCCTACGCCGCGGCGCTGCTGGCGCTCGGGGCTGTGTGGGCCGTCTACGGCGACACCATCAAGAAAGCGGTGACGGGTGATGCGACCGAGCATGGCTCGCCGGCTGCGGCGAATTCGAAAGGCTAGGCGATGACCGTTCCCAAGCATCTCGTCGAGGCGCGACTAGACCTCGGCATCAAAGAGCGCGTCAACGCCAAGCCCGACGGCACTGGCGGAGAGCTCAATCCGAAAGTGCGCGCGTACTTCAAGTTCACGAAATACCCCGCCACCCTGATCACTATCACCACGGCCTGGTGCGCCGCCTTCGTGTGCGCCTGCCTTGAGCGTGCCGGCATCCGCTCGCCCCGCACCGCGCGAGCCGCCGACTTCAAGAACTTCGGGCGCGCCGTCGACCTGGAGCACATCCAGGCGGGCGACATCGTCGTCTTCAGCCCGGCCGTGGCCGACGCGGGCCTATCGGGGCACGTGGCCATCTTCGAGAAATGGACCGACGACGCCAAGAGCGAGCTCGACTGCATCGGCGGGAACCAGGACAACCGGGTGAAGGTCAAGCCGTTCGCGCGCGCGCGCGTGGTGGCTGTCCGCCGGCCGGCGGCTTAGCGCTTGGGCAGCTTCACCTTAGGCGCCTGGCGCCGCGCTTCGGCCGCTTCGTCTTCAGGGTCGACCGCCGGCAGCCCGGCGTCGACGCGAGCTTGCTCGGCGTGACGCTTGGCCCGCTCGATCGCTTCTGGGTCGGCTCGCTTCCGCCTCACGGCGTGGAGCCTGGCACGTTCCCAACTCGTTCCCAACCAAACCCTTCAGCCACCACCATCCACGATGCAAGCACGATAGGGCCAGAATAGAAATAGCCGTGCGATGGCGGTGGCTTACGAAGCGATTTCGGTTGTGTGCTGGACGTTTGGGAGCTAGATGTCGGCGGTTCGAATCCGTCCACCCCGACTAGATATCATTCGGTTTTTCTCGGTACCGCGCGCTGTGTTCCTTGCCAAGTTCCCAACGCGGTTCCCAACGAAATAGGGGCTACGATTTGCCCCCGACGATGAGCGTCAAGCCCACCACGGCCTGACGCTTCTCGTCGAGCTGCACATCGCTGTAGTGCTCGGTCATTTCTTCGGTCGCGTGCCCGGTCATGGAGCGCACCAGCGTCCCATCCTTGGTCGACTGCCGAAGCAGGTTATTGAACGTGTGCCGCGAGCCGTGCACCGTGAAGCGCCGCTCGATGCCCGCTTTCTCCAGGCACTTGAGTAGCGCCCGCCGGGGCGCCGTGTTGTGCATGTGCTTGCGGCTCCTGGGCGCCCGGAAGACGAGGTCATCGGGTCCGATGAGGCAAGCGTCGATGTTGGGCACGCGCTGGCGTTTGGCGCGCTTCAGGAGCGCTGCAAGCTGCCTCTCGCGGTGCGCCTTGAGCACGGCCAGGAACTCGGCGAAGAGCGGCACGGTGCGCACGTCGTCGGTCTTGGTGGTGTCTTCGTGTCCCTTCCACTGGCCACCGTCGACGCGGATGGCCATCGCCACTTCGTCGACGTCGCGCCAGCGCAGGCCGGTGAGCTCGCCGAAGCGGAGCCCCGTGAAGGCGAGCGCGTAGAAGAAGCCGTACCAGTCGGGCGTGTGCTGCAGCGCGGCGGCCAGGAACCGACGCAGCTCTTCAGCGGCCAGGCTGTTGCGGCGTTTCTTGCCCTCGCGCAGCATCTCGAGCCGCAACGTCGGGTCTCGCTCGAGCTTCAGCTCTTCGACGGCGGCGCCCAAAATTTCCTTGAGCAGCCGGATGCGCCCGTTCACCGATGCCGGCGAGGGCAACCGCTTATACTTGGTAGGCGTCGACGCTTGCACGTCGCGCCAGCCGACCAGGTCATCGATCGTGATGGCGTCGACGTAGAAGTCGCCGAGCCGCACGGTGCCGCCAGGCGTGGTCACGCCGGGCAGGATGTAGCGGTCGAGCAGCGTCGCGTAGAGCTCAGCCGTGCTCGGCTTCAGGCCTGGTAGCTTTGAAGCGATCCAGGACTCCGCGTATTCGACGAGTCTCGGCCGGCCGAGCGCCTGTGTCGGCGTGCTCTGGCTGGCGAGTTCGGTCAGCAGCTTCGCTCGAAGCTGGCTGGCCTCTAAGGTGTTTGGCGCGACGACGATCCGGTCGAGGTTCATTTCCTCGCCCGTCTTCGTGTGCCGGGTCCTGCCCCGCACGCGATAGGTCCCGTCGCCTTGGTTGTGCACTCCGCGGTAACGCGTCGGTTTTGCGCTCTTGCGCATCTCGGTCACTTTCCCCGGCGCCATCATGCTTGCAGGCGCCGGTATAGAGCGCGGCCATGTGCGCGTCGAGCGTGGCTTGCTTGAACAGCAGAGCGTTCTTGTGCCCCCGGCCATCGGGGCGCAGCGTCTTCGCGCGCACGCGCTGGTGCATCGCTGCCGTGGTGGTGCGGCAGTAGGCAGCGGCCTCGTCGACCGTGAGCCACGCGCCGGGGGGATACGAGATGGGCGGCGCGAGCTTCGCGGGCTCACCCATGGGACAGCTCGCGGATTACGTAGCCGATGACTTCCGCTTGCGCCGGCACGACGCTGTTCCCGAGCATGCGCTCTCGGTCCACCCGGCCGGAAAGCCCATGTACCACTCGAGCCACGTCGGGTTCAGCGGTCCATCCACCATGCCATTGAGCATCGGATGCGTGACGCCGCGGCTCGTCATGTACGCTGCCCGCGTTGTCGTAAGCGTCGGAAGAGAAAAGCGCTGCGCTTTTCTCTTCCGACCGCTGCGCCCGGCTGCCCC